TTCGATAACTCGTTGTTTTTGTTCGAAAGAAAGTTTAAAATTTCTTCGCATTCCTTCTCGCTTGGGCGGTATTCATATATTACAAAGAACGAAGATACCGAAAAGCGCATTTTCTTTAAAAGAATTTTTGGTTTTTCGATAACTCGTTGTTTTTGTTCGAAAGAAAGTTTAAAATTTCTTCGCATTCCTCTTCTGATTGAGGGTTATACAGTCTCAAGCCTGATTTCTTCTAACATTCAGGCAGAAATTTCATGTTTCAACAGGTTTGAGTAGGATTCATGACTGATTCCCTCTTCTATTTCCACTCTTGCTTGACCCAATCACAGTCAAGCAGAGCCTTTCATGTTTCAAGTCTCATGTTTGATTGAGGTAGTTTCAGTCCTCAGCAGGGCTGAGTATTTGTTCTCAACTCTAGCCTGCTACATCACAAGCAGGCAGACGGTTTAAGCTAGGATTTCATTCAGACATCAGGGTTGAGAATTGAGGATTTCAGTCTCATGGCTGTTGAGGGTTGAGGAATGATAAGAATGATTCATGTTTCAACAGTCAACAGAAGATTATTAGATATATATTACTTGTGGTGTGTATTTGTATCACATCTATGACATTGAAATCGTATATTTCGTGGATAACTTCTTGAAAAATAGTAGAAATTTTTAGCCAAAATCCTGTATTTATGTACGGAATCCCAACCCCTACAAGATTTAGTTCTCAGATTTCAAGCTTTCAGTCCTGTTCAGGCTTGTTTTCAACAGGGCTGATTGCTATCAGTTCTTCGGTTGTCTGGTAACACAGCAGGGGGAGATTTCAGTCTCATGCTGATTGACTTCTCTTCGGTCGGAGATTTCTTGTTTCTCAATTCATGCCTCAGCAGTGTTGATTCTCTTCTCTAGTCTGATTCTTGCTTGCTCACATCACACCGCAAGCAGAACAATCCCTGTTTTCAGAGATTTCAACCTCATGGCTGTTGAGATTGCTGAGGATTGATTACACTCATGTGAGTGAGGAGAAATGATTGTCTTTCGGGATATTAATATAATAAAAAGAAACGTGTGTTTGTTATATTATCACATCTATGAGTTTGGAATTGGCTATTTCGTTGATAAGCACTTGTTTCTCAATAGAAATTTTTAGCCAAAATCCTGTATTTATGTTCCGATTCCTGTACCCGCCAAGACCAGTATAAAAACTAGAAAATTTTTCCCCAATCAACAATGACTAAGAACGGCAACACCTCTGTAAGCGCGGCAAGGCTGGCTAACAAAATTTTTTGGTTTCGGCCTAATATCTATTGATGTATCGCCCTACACGATTTCGCACAGCGTCAGTGCTAAGTCGTTGATTCTTCACGGGAATGATACAAATGGCCGTCAGTATCGGCACTATTTACAGGAACTGTGAAACATGACCAATCAGGCAATAAGTCTAAACCCCAGTTCATTGCCAGCTACCTTGTCTGATATCGACAAGCATTTTGATATCGACCAGCTTCAGGTACACCGTATTGCAGCACAGCTGTTGTTGACTAAATTAGCCAACAGGGAAGCTGTACGGCTCGAAAAGCTCGTCAATTTCAGAGATGCTATTGAAGAGCAGCTATTTGATGAAGACCGCATCGACAAGTTGACTCAAGAAGAGTTGATTGCTTTGCACCAGTTGATATCAAGTAGCGAGAGTCAGGCATACGGCCAAATTCAGAAAGTTAGCAAAGATGTGAACCTTGAGGAAGTGAAAGTCCATATCAAGATTCTGTCACAGTCAATGAACGATTCCGATAATCCAAACCTAGTGGACAACTCAGAAGCCGCAGCTGTAGCACAACGATTGCTGTCGCAAGTGGAAAGTAAGAAGTAGTCCAGAAAGAAACATCATGACCCTGATTAAAAGACAAGCGTGTAATTTGACTGTTGGAAAAGCCGTAACCCTGCCTTCAGGCCGCAAGGCTATCGTGCTTGAGCTTCAGACAGAAAGCATTTCATTCTGCTATGCTGATGAGGCTGAGCTGTTCTCATTTGAGCTATCCCGAAACAAGTGCATTGAACTGTTCGGCAATACACCCGAATATCGTGACTACTGGACGCCAGCCAATCAAAGAATCTAGGCTGAAAGGACTGACTCATGAGCCAATCAAGCGAGATTGTAGCATTAGATAACAAGGTGCTATTTGAGATTGCCAAGAAAGCAGGCTTTAAAGAGGAAGTCCCAACGATTGAGCAATTCATTGATGACCCTTACTATCTTGGCAAAGTGTTGGGTGACGGATTGTATCCTATCTGGCGAGAAGCAGCCAAGAAGCTGTACCCCAACCCTTACCATTCACCATATGATGAAGTCATCTTATCGGGTGCAATCGGTTTGGGTAAATCGACTATGGCATTGCTCATCACTTTCTATGACCTTTGCCGAGTCATGTGCTTGGAAGACCCACATAAGCATTATGACCTAATTTCCTCAACAGTCATTACATTCCCAATGATGAATGCAACCAAGTCCCTTGCGTCGAAGGTGCTATGGTCGCAATTCGTGGATTGGGTAGAAGCAAGCCCATTCTTCAAACATCGTGTTGATACCCGCAAGGGTGCTAAGACCTTCTTCAAAGGTAACATTGATGTTTCGACAGGCTCACGCGGTAGTGACTACTTAGGTCAAGCAACCATCGGTGCAATCTTTTCGGAGATTAACGATATGACCGTGGTAGCTGGTCAAGCAGAGGATAACCTTGACACAATCTCCACTCGTAGAGATTCCCGATTTGGCGGTAAAGGCAAGGAAATTCTAGGACACATCATCCTCGATTCCTCTAACAAGGGCAATCGCTCATTCATTGATGCGCGCCTTGAGGAAAAGGAAAAGAAAGGCTCAACAGGACATATCGTCTTCAGCTTCTCACACTGGGAAGCAAAATGGCACTTGGGAGGATACTCAGGCAAATTCTTCCAAGTGTACGCAGGCGATGAGTTTATTGACCCTTTCATCATTGATGATTCCAATTCCGACATGCTTCCAAACTTGAAGCCTAATCGTATTGTCGATGTTCCTGTTGAGCATAGGGAACAGTTTGAATTTAACATCATCAAATCATTACGTGACTTGGCTGGTGTTTCAACTTTCGGCACGGCTTCCTTTATCTCATCCAATGAGATTCTCAATCGCACGTTCATTCGGCCTAATCCTGTTACCAAGGATTTGATAGTGCTAGACTTCTTCAACGACCAGTCATTGCGCGATTACATCGACATCGGGTTGTTGAAGACATTATGCGACAAGCCCCGATTCATCCATATTGACTTAGGCCTAACGACTGACTCAACTGGTATTGCTTGCTCATACATTGACAGGTACGAAGAGGTGAAAGCCTATGACCCTGTCAAAGGCACTCAGACGGTAGTTGTTGAGCCGATATTCGTCAATGAATGGCTGATGGAGATACGGAGCATTCCAGGCCAGGAAGTCCCAATCCACAAAATCAAGAAATTCATTCTTGACGCAAGGGCTGAGGGCTATCCGATTGCTTGCGTTTCAACAGACGGCTTCCAATCTACCAACCTGCGGCAGGATTTATTGTATGCTGGTTTTGAAGTGAAGCTGATTTCAGTTGACCGAACCAAAGACCCTTACTATCACTTGCGCTCAGCAATTCTCGAAGGCCGTGCAACAGCTGTCGCCTCAGAAAAGCTCAAGCGTGAAATCAGGGAATTGGAAGAGCATGACGACAAGTTTGACCACCCACCGCCTCCAGCAGGCTCGAAAGACTTGTCTGACGCATTATGCGGTTCAATCTGGTCAGCCAAAGAGAACATGCAGCTAGCAGACAAGACGAAAGTGACCAAGCAACAGGCTGATACCCTGCTCAAAGTGTTGGAAAAATCCGCTCCGAAAGAACAGGCATTCAAAGCTAAGTTGATGGGCGGTTTATGATTAGCTCAAAATCAGCTACCTCACCAATTTCAGGTCAGGTATTGCTTGTTGAGAACAGGGCGTTATCGGCTGGAATTTACCATTGCTGGGGGATATACCAGCGAGTTATTTCAGCCATCAGAATCCTTGTTTTTGATTGATTTCAAGATTTCAGTCTCATGGCTGTTAAATCTCTTGTTTTCAGTCTTCAGGCCTCCTGATTTCTTGATTCTTGCTTTCGGGATTCTATCCTGACTGCTTGATTCTTCTCTTCGGGATTCCGTGAGGGCTGTTTTCAAGGATTCCAGTTTCATGGATTGATAGTTTATTTAGATAATAGTATACTTGTGTTTGATTTGTATCACATCTATGACATTGGAATCGTATATTTCGTGGATAAGTTTCTGATTCTCAATAGAAATTTTTCGTCAAAATCCTGTCTTTATGTTCCGATTCCTGTTCCCTACAAGATTCATCTCCCATTAACCTGACATCTGCAAGGAATAAGCCCTATGCACTTCAATGCCCGTGTGGACTCAGATGTAAGCGGCATCTTGTCCGCTACTATGAACAGCATTATCAATCCCAAAGGCCATCTTGTGCATAACTTCAGCGTGCAGGATACTAGGGCTGCCAGGGATTTGAATTCAAAGCTGACTGCGTTTGCTACTACTCGCATTCAGTACTACAAGACCCTCCGTCAATTCCGCCGTAACTGGGTTACAGAAGGCGTGTATGATACTATCAATAATGACGTGCTGCTTGACAACACCTCAGACGATACTGTTTCAGTCGAAGTAATAGGCGATGATGCCTTGACTCAAGAGGCCAATGACCTGTTCCGCAAGCTGAAGATAGTTGAAATCTTACACTCCATCATTGATGACCTGCTTCATTACGGTTCATACGCCCTCCGACCGATTGCCTATAAGGGTGTTGGTGTGGTTGACTTGGTTGATGATTATGAACCGCATCAAGTCATTGCTTTGACCGATAGCAAAAACAATCCAGTCATGTTCTTCATCTCAGATGATTATTTGTCTAGCGATTTCAGTCAAGCTGATGCTGCTGGTACTTATGCTTATGTACCTCAGAGCAAGAAGCCTGTATCTCAGCGTTATCATTCAATTGATGAGTTGGTTTATTTCGGCCTTGACTTGAGCTTCACCAAAATCCATATCGAAGAGGATTGGACACAAGCTATCCGCCAAGCTGCTCCGTTGTCGGCTTTCCGCGCTACTCTACCGAAAACCTTTAAGCTGCGCGCCAGCCGTTCCTTTATCTTCAACAATCTCGACAAGCTTCAGGACATCTTGCTGATGGACAAGCTTAACACCTACCGCTCCATTGGCGACACGTTGACTCCTAACGTGTTGGGTGTTCCGTTGCCGGACAACTATGACCCGCAACAATCTACTGAAGTGACTAAACACTATGATGCTCTGTTGAATAACAACATCGACCAAATGACCGACTTCCTTGACCCTGAAACAATGTTCAGAGAATTAGCGAGAATTCGTGTTGTCCCGATAGTGGGTGACCGCTCGCAACCCGTCAAGTTAGAAACAAAAGAAAATGAGAGAGTTGAAGACATCGAATCGAAGAATCAGGCCTTGCGCAATTTCCTAGATTCGATAGGCGTGCCCGCAGCCGTCTTTTTCGGCGAAGGTGAGCACAAGGAAAGCTTGAAAAACTCAATCCGTTACGCCAAAAAAGTCAAGAGAATTCAGAAGAATATTTCACGCGCATTAACTCGCTTATTGATTATCCACTTCCAAAACCGTTATCCTGAGCTTTCGGGTAAACTGAATGAGGGTGATATCAGAGTTACACTGCGCAACAATACCAACCTTGATGAGCTTGAAGACTTGGAGTCACAAGACTTGACGCTATCCTCTATCAATTCAGCATTGGAGATGTTTGAAACTATCCGACCGCTGACGGAAGGTGAGGACAGCGAGTATAAGATTGACGACAACATGATTCTGCAAGTAATCAAAGATAGGCTGGGCACCTCAGGCTCGATATTTGCACGCGCTTTGACTAAGCTCGAAGATGAGTCAATCACGCTTGAGACTTCTGAAATCTCACCATCGAAGGATACACCTGGTGCAAACTATAAAGCAATTAAGAGGGCTATTGGAATCTCAGAAGGTCAGAAGCCTCCGAGAAAGCGGTGGTTCAGTCGCTTGTTTAACTCGTAGCTATGCAGACAACAAACAAGCAACCTATACCGTCACCAATATCTCTTCTGAGTATCAAAAACGCAGAATCCGAGAGACCTTGAGGGAGACTTGCGGCCAATGCTCAATCCGTTCAATAGACGGCGGAATCGAATTCACCGTGCCGTTGAAAGTGAAATTGGGCGAGTTGGCTCAGGCCTTGCAGAATCTTGGACATGCCCTTGAACGGAAGCATAAATGACACCCAATACATTGCAAAGCATTTGGGAGAGCAAAACGGCTTACACAGTCAAAGAAACTGGGCCAGAAAGCGTTGTTGACGGCGTTAACATTCTGGCTCGTGTGTCTGGCCCAACTTTTTTCCCCGAAACAACAAGCAGAAATGGTGTGTATTACACGCTTGAAGCTTGGCAAAATGCCTTGAGTGACCCAGAACTTCAACAACGGTTAGATAGCCGTCTGGTTCTGGGCACTTTCGGTCATGATATTGAAATCACTGATGAAGAGGTGCGCAAAGGCTTGTTTTCTCATATCACAACCAAACTCTGGATTGAGGACGGTGTGGGATATGCGGAACATCTAGTGTTAAACACTGAGCCTGGCCGCAACTTAAACACTCTACTGCGCGCTGGAGCGCGAATCAGTACATCAACCAAAGCCAACGGTTTCTTGGCTGAATCTCAAACAGCTGACGGTTACAGTATGGTTGAGCCTGAGGGCTTTACGCTCGAAAGGATTGACTTTGTACTTGACCCTGGCTATCTTGAGGCCAAGCCTGAACTGCTGGAATCTTTTTCATCCAAAGGTAAACAAAAAATGGACAAAACTCGCACTCCGATTGAAATCATGGAAGCACATGTGAGCGACTTGCGCGCACGTGGTGAGCTTTCCGACAAACGCGCAACTGAGCTGCAAGAAGCCCTGAGCGCATCTCGTGTGGAAGTAGCTGAAGCTAAAGCAGCAATGAAGCTGTATGAAGCATTTGGTACTCCTGTCGAAATTCACGAAAAGCTGAAAAAACTCAGCGTGTACGAATCTATTGACGATGACCCAGAAGCCCTGGCCGACACCGTTGAAGCCGCAACCGAAACTATTGAAGACCTGACCGACAAGCTGGATGCAGCTACTCAGGAACTGGAACACACTCAAGAAGCTTTGGGTGACGAAACTCCTGAAACCTACAAAGCCCTGTTGGCTGAAGCTGACGCTGCTGTCGAACAACTGGCTGCCTTCAAAGAAGTCGCTGACACCCCTGAACAAGTCAAAGAGTTGATGGACGCTGCTGCCCAAGCAGAAGAAAAACTGACTCAATACCAAGAGTTGGGCACCGTTGAAGAACTCGAAGAGTTGATTGACACCGCTGAGAAAGTACAAGAGCAATTGGAAGGCGAAGAAGTCGCTGATATTGCTGACGAAGTAGGCGTTGAGCCTGAAATCGTTGAATCTCTGCGTCGCAAAGGCATGAGCCTGAAAGAAGCCCGCAAACTGCTGGTTTCCATGAAAGAAAGCTTTGGCGAAGTAGAAGGCCAACCAGAAGATGATGACCCTTACCTCGACAACGTTGATGAAGATGACGACAACGAAGAAGAGCATCAAGACGGCGAAGATGGCAACAACGAAGATGAAGACCGCTTCAGCGTTCAAGAATCCGTTGCACGCTTCAAACGTGGTCGTGGCCGCAAAGCCTTCACTGAGGCTAAAGTAAAAGCTAAAAAGAAATCTCCTGCTGCTAAAGGTAAAACCACATTGGCAGAAGCTTTGATTTCACGTAACCGTGCTGGCAACCGCAATGCTCGCACTAATGTTCGCAGCACCCGCAAGTAATCGCTTGCCTGCACCGAGTAATTTCTAATCAAGGACACACCCAATGAATCCTATGAAACAACAAGTATCTATCAATGAGTCCAATGTGGACCAAGTAGCCAGCCAATATGAACGCCGTTACGGCAACCTGTTTGAAGCCTATGTAGGCGGTTGTGCTCGTACAGCGATTGGCGAAAGCGTCAGCAACTTTGAATTGGCTGCCTTAGGCCGTCAATTGGACCAATTCCAACAATACCGCGCCTTTACTGAAGCCAACGCTTCTATCGGCTCGCTGGGCAAATTGCCTCAAGTCGCTTTGGACGTGATTACTGCAGCTGCCGCTGACTCTATCGTTCCTTTGCTGGCTTCTGTTCAACCAATGGCTGAAGAACACGGCATTGCTTACTTCCGCAACGTTGTTGCTGCTAACGCTGGTGGCGGTTATACTGCTGGCCAAGTAATCAGCGACCCTATGACCCGTGATAACCCAGGTGATGGCACCTTTGGTTCTGCCCGTCGCACTTCTGTAACTGACTTGGTTGACGGTCAAGCTGAATACGTTGTTCAACTGAACACCCAAGTCCGTCCTTATCAAACTGAAATCTTGGTTGATACCTATGGTATGGGTAAGGATGACGGTCAAGGCAATATCGCAGGCTTTGGTATCCAAGGCTCAGTAGATTATGCTACTGGTAAAGTGACTGTTAAAGTCCTGCAAACTGTAGCTGATGCTACTACTCAAAGCAAAAAATTGCGTGTAACCTACAATTTGGACGTTGACGCGCTCGAAGAAATCGACCGTATCCAATCAACCCTGTCCACTGTTGACGTGGTTGCTCAAATCACCGCCCTGTCTTCTGATATCGGTGCGTTCACCAACTTTGCGTTCACTCAACGCTTCGGCCGTTCTGCAACTGATGAAGTTGCTCAAGACTTGACCAATGAGTTGACTCGTCTGTTGAACACTCGTGCTGTTAAAGAGATTGCTGGTAGCTACAAACAAGTTGGTACTCCACTGACTTGGTCAATTAAACCGCCATCTGGCGTATCTTATGCAGAGCACAAGTTGACTTTCGTGGACGCTATTGCCTCTGCTGAAGCTCAATTGCATGCCGCTTCAGGCGTAAACGGTGCAAACCGCTACATCGTTGGTAACGGTGCAGCTGCTGTATTGCGCGGTATGCCTGACTTTGAAGTTGCTTCTGACGCAGCTACCACTTCTGTTGGTTTGTACGGTTACTATGACGGCATCCCTGTTATCCGCGCTACTGGCGTGGTAGCTGATGACGACATGTACTTCGTTGCCAACAGCGGTAACTACTTCAATGCACCTCTGGTGTACGCTCCTTACATGCCTTTGATGATCACTTCTACCATCCAAGACAGCCGCAACCCATTCCGCAGCCGTACAGCTGCCGGTGAATGGTCTGCTATGAAAGCTGTTAACCCTAACTTGGTGACCAAGCTGACTATCACTCGCAACTAATATAAGCAGCCGTCTGGACGAAGCCTCAAAAACTCCGTTCAGACGGCCTAACTAAACTTGTGGGAGAGTGTAAACATGGTGGAACTTAAAAACATCTCAAAAGCCGTGGTCATCTTCTATGGCTTACTTGCTAGCGGTCAGGCTATCGTCTTTATGCCTGAACAAACGTTACAATTTGCCGAATCAGCACTCAGACTGAAATGGCAAAAATTCATTGCGAAGTGGAACTCAGACGTCCAAGTTACCAAAATTGACGGGGTTGAGCCTCCGAAAGCTCATCAAGACCCGCCAAAACCTAAAACTCAAAAACCTGCCACTGCTACTCCAGCTGAAAACAAAGAAGGGACACCTGCAAGCCCTTCTCCAGCTAACCCTACAGCAACTGCAGGTTCTAGTGCTACAGGACAACCTGCATCGCCTGCAGCACCTGTAACTAATCCTACAACTCAACAACCTCCAGCAGCTAACCTAGCACCTACTACTCCTCCAAAAGAGGGGGGCGGTAAACCTGCTGCCGCAGATTCCGCAGCTGCTAATGGCGGTGTGAGTGACGAAGGCTTGGCTGCCATCCTGAACGAATTGGGTGATTAATTATGGCCAAGCAACTGAACAACCTTGAAAATGCGTTGCTTTCTATTGCCCGAAAGATTAAAGCAGCCAAAGATGTCGCTGCTGAAGCTAAAGAGTTAGCAGCACCTGCCAATATTGCAACCGCAGTCAATGGCGCGCTTTCTGAAGTAGAAACAGCAGCCAAAATTGCGGCTTTACAAGCTGCGCATACAGCTGGTATGAAACTTGCTGTTGAGCGTGGCGTGTATTATCTCGAAGATGCGTTGACTGGCGATTTGCGCGAAAAAGTCTTGTCAGGCTATTTCAAAGACAACAAACAAACTCCTGACGAAGCAGCTGCTGTCAGCCGTGCAATTACAGAGTTTATTGAACGTATTCCCAACGGCTCGTATATTACTGCTCGTCAAGGCTCAGTATTCAGTGTCGATAAGAACAAAGGCTACAAGCCTGAAGTTTTCGGCGCAGACGGTCGTGTCGTTAGTGTCGGCGGAATGAAGCTGACTATTGACGGCGCACAGCCTTGTATCTATATCCGAAATAAATCCAACTGTTACTTTGATTTTCGTGGCGTTACATTCATCGTTGAGTCTTTTGGCGTCAACGTGTTTGAAATGGACGGTGGCGAAGGTAACATCATCACACACGGCGGTATCATCCGTTCACGCCGATACCTTGAGAAAGGCTATGTCGGCGGTCGTCAAGGCCTGTTTGCGCCTATCGATGGCTGGACTCCAGAAAATCCAGACATCGGTTACGGTTATGCCGACAAGGGCTTGTACGATTTAGGCTTTAACACCACAACATTGATGCATGACTTGGCTCGTTATCGTAACAATGCTGCTCAAGTACAGAACGTCAAGAAACCTGCTGATTTGACTTGGGCTCAAGTCAAAGAATATGAACGCCAACAAAGTGTTAGAAAATATCTGAGCGTTGGCGGTTATTGGAATGAAGACGGTACCAAAAACCAATTCCCACAAGAAGATGGTACAGTGTCTGAAGAGTGGGGTACATGGGCTGGCGGCCAACGCGGTTCGTCTGCTTGCGGTTGGGTGTTCTATGATGTTCATCATCTGGTCGTCTGGGATTTTGATATCCGTGGCATGACTAGCTCCGCATTGCAATTTGGCTTGTATTCTACTCGTGACTGTCGCGCAGTAGATGGTGGTGACATCGCAACGGCTATCCGAGAGAAAATGGTTTGCTATGACTGCAAAGTCTATGGCGGATTCATGGATGCTAACTATATCGGCGGCATCGGCGTTGTACGCGGTGTTGGTATTACGATTGAGGGCATGAATTGTATCGAAGGTCGTGTTGGTCACCCTGACGCTTCCTTAGGCCACTCACGCGATAACAGCCAAGTAACTGTTGACCCAGGCTATTGGCTTTGGACTAGCCGATACTTGCCTCAAATTGGTATCCGCTTCTTGAATAACCATTTCGGCTTCGCAGCACGCAAAGTTTGTGATGCTCATACTGGTAATAACATCCAAATTATCGGTAACAGTGGTTCATGCTTGTACTATGGTACAGGCGTGGTAATTGAAGAATCCTTTGCAATGGACGCAACCAAAGGCGGTCGTGCTGAGGACACCAGTTTCAAATACCAAGAGTCAAACATCGTCATCAAAGACAATGAGTTTGAATGCGGTTTGAACGGTATCTTCCTGATTAATGGCGCAACAGGCGTAAAAGCCCGCAGAGACAAGAAACTCTGGTGGTTGCGTGCAAACGTTACAGTTGAGAACAACCGTATTTATGCCCCACGCGGTATGCCTTGTAACTTCGGTCATAACCGATTTACAATTCAAGGCAACAGTTGTACCTTTGCATTGCCTTTTGGCGAGCCTTTCGGCTTACGCTATCTGAGCGCAATCAATATCAAGAAGGGCGGTCAAAACTACCGCCCTGATACCAAGCTTGTTATTACAGGCGGTGGCGAAGGCGCACGCGGTGCAGCTGCTACTTGTACCGTTACCAACGGCGCGATTACAGCAGTTAGAATTACCGCAACAGGCACGAAGTATGCTGACGCAAGCTCCATTTCTGTTCAAGCTGTTGACCCGACAGGTCAAGGCTCAGGCGCAGAGTTTGAAGCGTTCTGTAACTCTTCTTCTTACGCCTACATGATTGGGGCAGAGGCTCGCTATGGTACCATTGACGCTTCTTACATCGTCAACAACATGGCTCGCAACTCACAATACGGTAACTATGACCGCATGTTCTTGTCTGCTAACCTGACAGGCTGTACTGTACGCGATAACCGACTGGACACCACACCTTACACTAAAGGTGCTAATCCAGCCCTGCCGTACACTTCTGACCGCGATTACGTTCACCGCTCAGGCGTTGCTAGTCAAGGCTTCTATCAAACTGGTACTCATACTGACTGCTTCCATGAAAACAACAAGACATGGGATCAGCGGTCAGGCGCGTGGACTGACTTTGTTTTCCGCAATGTAACGACTGCTAACGGTACAGCTGAAGCCAATACCAAAGTATCCAAGACTGATATTCAAGCCTTGATTGATTCAGCCGTCGCAGCTGCTATCTCTAAATTGAATATCGGCAAGGCCGAAACAGCTAAACCAGCTGACCCTAAACCTGCCGATGCTCCAAAAGCGAATGAAGGTGGTCAGCCTGCTTCACCTCAACCAACTACTGAAACTCAACCGCCTGCTGCGTCTAGCGAGCCTCCGAAAGCCGCAGAGACTACAGCAGAAGCTTCTCCAGCACCAGCGTCACCTCCAACTGAGGCTGCTACTACAGCTGAAACGTCTATCAAGTTTACATTTGACGGACTGGAAGCTAAGGCACCTGAGGCGATTGGCAGCAACGGTACAGCCAAGCTGAAATCCGTGAATAACGCTATCCGCGCAGGTGAACCAGAAGGCTGGGCAGGAGCATTCGGCGAAGTTGACGGCCATAAGACTATGCGCGCATTAGTGGCTGGTGAAGGCAAAGGCATTCGGTATATCGAATCTGAGGGCTTGACTTCAGATGGTTCAACTGCTTCTGCATTGATTGTTCCGTTCAAGCAAGTTGCTGGCGGAGCTAACGGTGCTGGCTTCTCTGTAATTCATCAGAAAGGCCGTAGCATTATTGGTAATGGCTTGATCACTACTAACGAAGCAGACGGATTCAAACTGCGATTTGCTGAAGGTACAACCATTAATGGTAAGCCAATCTCAGCAACCAAAGTCTATCCTTATGACACATGGCACGTTGCTATGATTCCTGTACCTGCTGGTGCAGACAAAGCCTTCGACATGATCAGATTTGGTATGAACCATGCTGGTAACGTAGGCCGTAACATCATTATCGGTGCAGGCACTGAATTCGTACAAGGCGATATCAGCAAAGTTGGCGATAAAGTCGCTGCTTTGATGACTGAGTACAATATCAGCAACTAACAAGGCCGTCTGAACCGCTTAAAATCCCTATGAAAGAGGTAACCAATGATTAATCTCAAAAATATCTCAGGCTCCATGCTCATCTTTTACGGCATGTTGGAGAGCGGTTCAGCTGTCTTCTTCAAGCCTGACGAAACCCTTGAATTCAGCGAAGCTGAGTTGAACGGCAACTGGCGCAAGACCCTTGCTAAATACGGCTCAACAAGCATTGAAATTGTTGAAGCTGCTAGCAAGGCGGAATCGAAGCCTAAGGCCGAAACACCTAAAAAGCCTGCCGGCAAACCAGCTGCTGACCCTAAAGGCGAAACAAAGACTTCAACGCCTGCTAAGCCTAATGCAGACACCAAATCAGATGCTACTAAGTCTGAGGACAAGTCTGATGCTACTAACCCTAAAGGCGAAGGCAAGGCTGAAACATCTACTGACCCTGAGGGTGAAGGCAAAGGTGAAACACCGCCTGCTAAACCTGACGGAAAACCTGAGGCTGAGGACAAATAAGCCATTCGCAGAATTTGTCTGCGGCTAATCTCTTGAGAGGTTAGCACAACTGCTTACAACTATGTTAACCCAACCGACCTTTTGTCCCTTTTCATCGTGTTAGTCAGTTTGTCTAGGCAGTTGTGCTAACCTTTTATTTTTCCAGGGGAATCCTATGAGATTGATTGATTTAGTTTCACGCACCAGCGATTTACGCAATCGCCAATACAAAACAGGTGCCGTGACTCAAGTTGAGTATTCTTACTCACGCAAAAACAGAATCCTCTATGTTACGGCTCGAATCAAGTCAGCCTCATCCAACATCGTTTACAAGACTATGCTGGGCTTCAAAGGCGTGAACTGGTCAACTGAACGCGGTGGCGATTTCATCGTCAAATATACGGAGTATGGCGAAGTCATCTGGCTCAACCGTCCGTCCGTATTGATGGAAGTTGTAACGCGTTGTCAATGCCAAGACTTCAGACACCGATTCATGTGGCAAGACAAAAGCGTGAAATCCCTACACGGCAAGGCTATCCCATATACCAGAGTACCAGGCAGTAACAGACCGCCTGCAAACCCTTTAGGGGATACTGGCTGGGGCTTCTGTAAGCATGAGCTTGCTTTAGTTAAACATCTACGCAAAAATTACATCTTAGGCCGAAACGCCGTGGTTGATACTTACTTGCGCAAGCGTGAAAGGAGGCCAGGTGAACCGCGCAAATAAACTGAGACAACTGCTTGAGACTAGCAACTCATACGTCAAGAAGCGCGTGTTGCGCGTGAGAAATGGTAAAAAGGAGCTAGTCACGCAGAAAGTCTATAAAGAGCCATGCCGTGACGGTTGGCGGAGAGACCCGAAAACCGACAGATGTGTCAAGATGTCTCCTCAGGAGATTCGCAACCGCAAGCTGGCTGCTAAGAAAACCGCACGGAATCCTATGACCAAGCGCAACCGCTCAATCAGCCTGAGACGGCGTAGCCAATGGGGATTGAACAAGAAATGATAACATACCAAGACATTCTCTATTCCGTCCTGTTGGAAACAGGTCAATGGATTGGAGGCCTTGAAGCGACAGCCATCTCAAAACAACAGATGGATATCATCATCAAGCGTGAACTAGGCCAATATTCCCGATTCTTTCCGAATGTAGTTACACGCACGCTACCAATCGGCGGACAATACCGATTCAGCGAAGAGGTTGACGGCCAGATACCCCTACAGGTGACTAGCGTAGCAGCTGACAATAACGCTTATACGGCTGGCTATCGAAGAGGGAACAACACCATTGGTATCTCAAACTGGCAATACAATGCACCAGTCCTACAATTACGCTATCCTAGCATGTCTGACCGTCTGTATATTGTATCCTATACTGTACCGCATGTTTACAAAGATGATGTAATCCAAACGATTGATATTGAGAATTACAAGTTCATGAGTCTGGTTGCTGCTAGATTCATGATTACATTAGGCCGTTCACGCAGGGCTTTCTTGCTTAATGACCTGCCCTTCCAAATGGACTCAGACATGCTGATTACAGAAGGCCAAGACCTGTACGAACGCACAATGGAAGACATCAGGACTAACTCATCGTTTTATCTGGCTATTTTACACTAGGAGGCTGGTCTATGTCCTATGCTGTAACATTGCATGAGAAGCACGAAAAGGCTGCTTCTAGGCATACCGCCGTTGTCGTAAATAATGCTTTGAAATTCTCAGGCACTGAAGTCCTTATCTTTCGGCCTAAAATTGAGCTCACAACCGATGAAGTGTACGGTATCTATGCTGGCTCAGACCTCAGGGAATCCAACTCTTACTCAATCTATGATAGGGGCAGGGAGACTGAGGACATTATTGAGATAACAGGCACTGAATCCTCGACTGATAATGACCAGGAATACGCTTACAATGATCCAGTCAAGTGCCTAGCCTTGATAACCGCCAATACATGGCGTCAGATAGACGGCGTAGCAGACGGTTTCTTTGAAGACCCAATAGACCTCTGGTGCAGTGTAAAGGTTGATATTGAGCCTGGTGATGTAGTTCAGATTACAAGGGATGATGGCGAATCACTTCGATTCAAAGTCATTGCCGCCAAGACTATCGGCGCGTCAACTGATATTGTCAGAAAACTTCAACTTTCCAACGTGGGGGATTGACCATGGCTACAACTGTAATTGCACCTGCGGACATATTCGTCACGATACTGCGGGCAATAGCCGTGCAATATCCATTCATCAAAGAGACCGTCTTTGACCCAACTCTGGATTATGAGCACACTGTAGCCCTCAACCGACTGAATAACGATACGCCAACCATTGAAAAGTCAAAATTGCCTTTGTTGTCTTGGAATCGTTCGCCGTTCAGGAAAGCTGGGACAGGCCGTTATCATAATTTCAAAGCCTACAACGGCAAGGCCGTACAAGACGTGAACTTTTCAGTGTTGGAAGCTGATTTCCGCTTCTCGTTATTCACGTCAACAATGATTGATATTGAAAAGTTTGAGCTGGACTGGTACTTAAACAAAGGTATCCGTACAATCAACAAGGTTGAGATTGAGGTTGAGAATGAAAAGGTCAGCTATTCAATCATCTGGGGAGACAATCTTGATGATGTCCTCTGGAACTTGGAGAGCAACTATTACAAGGCCTTATCAGGTACAGCCATGATTGTTGGGCCACTCATCCGTATCGACACTGATGAATCTGAAGATGCTAAATCAGGCTTGATTGAAAGTATCAAGTTTTCTTTCATGAACTGTTACGGCGATGAGGTAACTCTATCTGAGTTGAAGCCTGACCCGAATGACCCTCCAACCAATCCAGACAAGCTCAAACTGTTTGAACTCTGGAAACTAAGACAGAAAGACCAAATATGAGTGAACAAACAAAAGAACAACCGCAAGAGTCAGAAGTGAAGCCTGCAACCGCTAAAAAGGCCGAAAAGAAAGCACCGAAACTCATGCGAGTTTATAACCGTCGCAATGAAGACGCAATTTTGGGTGATGGTGAAGATGCTATCCTCATTCCGCCTCGTGGCCAAGTAGTAGTCAGCGAAGAGAATTTGCCTGAGGAATTGCCCGCAGGCGTTGTCGTTACTGACTTTACAGAGTAACACACAATTCAGAATCCTTCAGCTTGATTAGATTCAGGCTGAAAGATAACCCATTAATTTTGATAGGAAAAAGACTATGACTGCTGCTCGTGTCATCAAGCGAGAACAGGATTTGTCCATCTATGCCAATTCAACAGGTACTTACTATGCTGCCATGGTCGTGCCTGCGTTAAAAGGTAAACGCAACAAAGCTCAGTTGATTGCTACTCGCAAACAGCTGCTGCGCATGCTTACTCCTAACGACCGTGTTGAAGTTGGTATGAATATGGCACTTTTTGGTGCACTCAACGTTCTGCAATCAACCAAGAATCTGGTTGTAGTAGTGCCTGAGACCAAAAATTGTAAATATGCTGGCATCCAGTTCCATAAAGAAAACGCTCCACAACCAGTTTCAGACGGCCTAACGAATCCTGATGCTCACGAATTGGGTGCAAATTCGTTCCTGATTGCCGCCTCTTCTCAAGGTGCTTGGGGTAATGACCTGTTCATTACCGTTCACAGCTACAAATTCATGGAGCAAGTTAAGGTTGAAGCCCAAACTACTCCTGCGGCCTTGAGCCTGCCTACAACTCAAGACTGGGGCAACGGTTTCCCAGTTCAGGTTTACGGCTCGAAGCTTCCTGCTGAAATCGACCCGAATGCGACATACTTCGTCATTCGTGACGGTAACAACAAAATCAAGCTGGCGAAAACTCAGGCTGACGCATTGTCTGGCGAAGCTTCTGCTGCTATTGAAGTCAAATCAATCGAAACCCAAACCCTGAACCTTTCCCCAGCCATTTACTACACGCGTGAGCCTAACACCATGTGTATCCGCGTGTTTACCAAAAATGACCTGAACAACCCAGTCAAGACCTACATTGTTTCCAAGTCTCAATCTGCGAAGAATGAAGATGGCCGAACCTTATACATGGAAGACGTGATTACAGATGGCGAGTTCATCGACATCTTTGATAACACGCTCGTGTCTGACGCATATATCCGAGACATCATCAAGCCTGTACGCTTGTCTGGCGGCCATGACGGCGATGCCCTGACTACTGGTGATATGATTCGTGCCTTGCGCGCTTTGGATAATACCAAAGAGTTCAGCATTAAAGTGATTGGCGACTCAGGCTTTACTGTACCTGCTTACCATCATGCCCTGCTGGAATTGGCTAAGAAACGTGACGACTGTTTCGTTGAGCTTTCCGCTCCGCTTTCTACTCAGCAAAGCCCAGATACAGCTGCTCAAGAGATTGTAAACTACGTCAATTTCGTAGGTAATTTCAACACCTCTTGGGGCGGTATCTATGCGCCTCACGTGAAGATTTATGACGAATTCAATGACCGTGAAGTCTTGATTTCACCCGATTCCGTTGCTATGCGCGCTATCTTGGACACCGCTTCCAACTATGAAATCTGGTATCCGCCTGCCGGTAACCGCCGTGGCGTTGTTTCCGCGCTGGACGCTAAAGTTCACTTGACTGATGCCGACCAAGACTTGCTGTACGACAACAACGTCAACCCAATCGTGTTTGACGCTGGTCAGGGTATCAAAATCTGGGGTCAGAAAACCCTTTACCGCACCCCATCCATGCTCGACCGTATCAATACTCGCATGATGCTCATTACAATTGGCCCAGCAATCAAAGAGTTGCTGCATAGCTTCCTGTTTGAGTTCAATGATGAGGGCACACGCGCTATCGTTCGTGCCTTGATTAAGACCTACATGGACGGTATTCAAGCTCGCAAGGGTGTTGAGAAGTATGAGATTGTCTGCGATGAGACTAACAACACGCCAGACCGTATCGACAATCATGAGCTGGTTGTAGATTTGCTGGTTTGTCCTAAATCTTCCATTGAGTACATTCCATTCACTATTGGCATCACTAACAACAGCATTAGCTTCGACTTGGCTAAACAGGCATTGTAAAGAGAGACCTACAACATGAGACCAACCTTTTCTCAAATTCGTTCTCTTGGTGACCCAGCCTTAAACAATGCTTGGTACATCCAATTTACCAAGATTCCTGCAGCTGCTGGCGTTACCACTGAAGACTTGAATTTTCGTTGCGAATCTAGCGACATCCCCAAAATGAGCGGCCAGAGCGTACAAGTACAGATTCGTGGCTTGCCTCCTGTTAAGTATCCAGGCACTTACGTTCCTGACGGTACATTCACTCTGAACTTTACAGAGACTGAGGACAACAAAGTCACTGCAGCTATTGCAGCCTTGCGTCAGCTTTGTTACGATTCAGAAACAGGTGCGGGCTTACCTAAGGCAGAACTGGAGATTGAAGCTCGCTTGGTTCGTCTGAGCCGTCAAAACAAACCAATCTGGGAATACAACCTGCTTGGCGTGTTTATTGAGTCTTATGACCCAGGCGGTCAACTGCAGGGTGCTCAGGCTGATATCCTGAAGCCTAGCATGACTTTGTCTTACGACAGTTTCACCGAGAAAGCCCTGTAATATTGATTCAGATAGCAATCTGACCAAAATGAACCCATTGACGCTCCAAGTGTTAATGGGTTTATTTTTTGAATACACCAAAGGAACAGCCATGTATAACCTGTTAATACCATTACATGTTGTAGTGTCAAGAATCCCTGAGGGCTTAGCAGATAAGACCCTGACTGAAGATGATGACTGGTTTTTCAGTTACATGTCTCAATCAGAGGGAAACGAAGATTTGCTTGACACCCTTGATGTACTTGTGAGACTTGAGAAGATTCATATCAAGACATTGACTCGCAAGAAGTTCATCTCAATCTGGTTCAACGAATATCCGCGTTCCTTTGTCGCTGATATCTTGAGCCTCAACGATAACCCTGATTCAGTCATTGCTAAACGGCTGAAAGATACTGATGAACTGTTACAAGTGTATCAGTTAACAGGCGATGAGACGGCTGAAGAATACAACCTGCATTCAGCATATTCAATCAAGACGAAGAAGCATTACAGATTCTAAGCTATATTATATAACAAATGGGTGTGTATAGATATTGTATCACATCTATGAGTTTGGAATTGGACTTTTCGTTGGTAATCCTTTGATTAGCCAATAGAATTTTTAGCCAAAATCCTGTATTTATGTTCGGAATCCTGTACCCGCCAAGACCCTTACCAACGAACGGAAGCATATGAAAGTCTTAACACGCAGCAAGGTTGCCTCAGTTCAATGGGGTAGCCAGAATCATTGGAATGTCGTATTCCCAAATCGCGGTGCAAATGAAAAAGTCGCACCGCTCCCTAGCCCTTTCGATGACTGGTTTCCAGCCACTGACGTAACCTTGAATGATGTATCCCTCAATACTACAACACTGATGTTAGGCAAATCTGAGTTCAAACTGCCGCAGTCAGGTTCTGCGTCCGACTTAACCCTAACAGTTGTAGATACGCAGGATGAAAAGATGTACCGTTGGTATGAAGCTTGGGTTGATTACATCAAAGGCGGAGACACCATCAAGACCCTTGAAGAATCATACAAGCTGGTTCAGATTGAGAGCTACTCAAAAACAGGCTCAGCTGACTCAGGCCTTCCGCACTCGATTGAGAGCCGATGGAAGAGCAACGGCATTCGCACTTACATGATAGTGCCGACAGGCCAAATAAGTTGGTCGCGCGGTTCTTCTGCTGAGACAGTGAGCTTATCATTAACATTTGACATAGTAGGTATTGTACGATGACCCAAACAACAGGCGCTTACATTGTTGTAACCCAATTACCATCCAAATTCTTGTCTTACCCTGACAACGTATCAATCAAATTCAAGCCGTATTCATTCGGAGAGATTGAACAGGCCTCCCAACTCAAGGGTGCGCCTGAGAAAGAGGTCATTCAAGCAGCCCAATCGGGCATTATTGTTGAGGGAATGGATTTCCTTGACCTTGAAGTAGCAGATTTCGCGTATCTTGTATTGCTGCGCCATCTGTCAACTTTTGACCGCACCAAATTTAACCTTGAATTTGAATGTCCTGTTTGCCAGCGCAAGAACAAGAAAGAGGTTCACACCGATGAAGTAGAATTCAATGAGCTGAATGAACGCTTCAAGTCATTGCCCGTGAAATTCAACTTGTCTAACGGCGTGCCGATTGAGGTTGGCGGTTTTACACTCCGAGACCGCCTGAAACTCGTTGAGTTAGGCAAAGAAACAGATGACCTCGCTAATCTGGCTATCCGCATCAAGAACATGCCTTTTGAAGAGGCCAAGTTAGTGATTGCAGGCTTAGATTCAGGCGAAGATATTGACCTGCTGACCGTGGTTGCTTCTGAGCTGGATTTTAACACTCAATATGTAGTTTCATCTTGCGAACATTGCAAAGCAGACAACATATCTATCGCATTGGAGGACATCTTAGAGATTGCCACACCCTTTCGCCGAAACGCAAATGATGTTCTCAATCGCATACTTTCTGGCTCGCAATCAGGTAGTTGACCCTGTAACCTTGCGCAAGATGGATTGGTCGGAAGTCAATTACATGTGTGAACAACTGTCTAAAGAATTAGAGGAATTGAACGATGGCTAAACTGACGCGCATTGTTACACATAGTGCTAAGACCAAAGAGGCTGCTCATCAAGTCCGAATGCTTCATGAAGAAACGCGGGCTAATGCTAACCTGTTTGAGGATTTCTTATCAAAAGAACAGAAGAAGCTTGTTGAGGCGTTTGAGAAGCAATTGGATAAACGCCTAACAGCCAAACAGTGGTCTCAAAAGGATTCCGACCAGCTGCAAGACATGCAAGAGCAGTTGGTTGAAATCTTTGAGAAAATCAAGACTGAGAATGCCGACAAGACAATCTCTGTCGTCAAGATGATTGAAACCTACTTGGAAATGCGCGCTCGTAAGGACTTGTCGTCTTTACAGCGCAAGCATATCGAAGATGACTTGGATAAGCTGTTGCGGCAATTAGGCCTTGAGAAGATTGACCGTGATGATTACGACCGCAGCGCAGCTGAACGCACTAGAGAGGCTCACAACCGTAACATTGAACTGAGGCGTGCAGCTGAATTAGCCGATAAAATTACAGCCACTGCTGAAGAGACTCAAGGCTTGAAAGACCAGCTGTATGAATTGAAAGTCGGTTATGACGAAGCAATAAAATCAGACGGCTTCAAAAACCTCAAGCGAGACGCAGTTGACCGATTGCTCAAAGGTACAGGCTTGGGCGAATTGGCTGAAATGTTTGATTTAGGCGGTAAAGCTAAGTCAGGCTGGGGTAAACTCAAATCTGGCTTAGGTAAAGGCTGGGACAAGCTCAAAGACAGTTTTGACGAAAAGAGCCAAGAGCAACTACAACAGCAGAAAGAGATAGCTGATGAGCAGGAGTTGAAAGAAACAGAGCGACATGAGCACCTGATTTCAACGACCGTAGCAGAAAGCAACCGCACTCAACAGCTGTTAAGTGAAAGCCTGCAAATTCAACGCAATATGTTGAATGAGCAGGAACGCACGACCGCCATGATTGAGAAGCAGGACAAGGATGACCTGATTCCCCTCAAGTCCAAAAACAAGGATGAAGAGGATGGCGAAGAAAAAGGCGGATTGATTGAAAAACTCTTCGATTCAATCGGCGGTAAAGGTGGCGGCAAGCTCGCTAAAATGCTGTTCAAGGGCGGCAAAGGCCTATTGCGTCTTGGTGGCAAAGGCTTAGGCATGATTGCAACGTCCCTGTTTCCTAAAGCAGCACCTATTGCCGGCAAAATCGCCTCAAGATTCCTACCAGTCGCAGGAAAGCTAGGCGGTGGCCTATTATCCAAAGCAGGAGGCTTGGTTGGGGGCGTGGCTGGGCGATTAGGTTTGAATGGCTTAAAAGCGATTCCTGGCCTGGGTTTAGCTGCTACTGCGGCCATGGCTGCTTATGACGGCTATAAAGGCTGGGACAGCGAGAAAGCAAAAGCCTTATATGGCGATGATAGCTTCAAGTCCAAAGCCAAGTCATCATTAGCGCATATCGGTTCAGGCCTGACTTTCGGTTTGGCTGACCCGAAACAGGTGTCTGACTTCTTCGGCAAGATGATGGATTACAGTCCTTGGTCACTCCTACAGAAAGGTATTTCTAAAGTCTTTGATTTCAAGGATAGCGACACATTTAAGGCACTGAAAGATGGCTTCAAAGAGAAATTAGGAGTTGTAAAAGACTTCCTGTTCAGCCCGATTGAGACTATTGGTAAAGGCTTCAACAAGCTGATGGATACATTAGGCTCGATTCCGATTGTTGGGGATTTCTTTGAGGGCTTGCGTTCACCCAAGATGAAACAGCTGGCTACCAGTGTCTGGAAGATGTCACCGATAGGCCGTGTATTTGATACCCTGACGACAATCATGAAGAAGATTGCAAGCTACTTCAATATTGACCTACCGTCTGGACAACAGCTGAAAGACAGCATGTCTAACGCTTTCCAAACTGCTATAAGCTCAGTTGGTGAGGCTTTCGGAGTAGATAAGGGCTTGGGCTCAGTTTCAGCCAAGTATGAAGGCAAGGTTGAATCGGCTAACAAAGACAACAAGGGCTGGGCATACGGTAAATATCAATTCAACTCAGCAACAGGAGGACTGGATGATTTCTTCAAGCATAATCCTAAGTATGCTGCTCAGTTCAAAGGCTTAACGCCTGGAACTGAGGAATTCAATAACAAATGGCGTGAGATAGCTGCTAATGACCGCGAGGGCTTTGAAGCAGCCCAACATAACACTGTCGTCAAGACCCGATATAATCCTGCGGCAGAATATGCAGGCAAGCTAGGATACAAGCTGGATAACCGTGGTGTGCAAGAGATGATTTTCTCAGGCGCAGTACAACATGGCGGTATCAACAAGTTGTTAAAACAAGTTGCTAGCACACCTGGCTTCGCTAACATGACGCCAGAGCAACAGATTCAGGCTTTCTACGCAGCGCGCAAGCAATACGTTGCAGGCAATGTCGATGCTAAGACTAATGCGGGCTTACAATCCCGATACGACAGTGAAGTTCAGACGGCCTTGCAATACGCTAGGGGCGAGCAATCAACCAATATTGCAGGCGCAGCAGCCAGCGGTTTGGCGATGAAGGTTTCAGGCATTATCCGAAACAACGCTACAGTCAATACCAAGCATGGCGGTACAAAAGCTGCTACCAAGTCTATCGGTAGATGTGCTCGACATGTATTCAACTCATTAGCCGCAGCAGGCTTTGAAGTCGGTAATGCTGATATCAATAAGGCCTCTGGTATTCAATCAGCCAAAGATGCTGTTCCTCCTTTGAAAAGGGCTGGTTTTGAGGTAGTCGGTTATCCGTCAGCCGATAACAGCAATGCGGGGGCTATGCCTGGTGACGTTGAAGTCTGGTCAGGTGTTCCTGGTCACCCAGACGGCCATATTGCTTTCTTTGACGGACGCAACTGGATTTCTGACTTTGTACAGCAAGGCCGTATTGTCGCAGCAGCGTATGCGGGCAAGGCTAAAGTTACCCGATTGAGACACCCAAAAATGGCTGCTTCAGGTAAGCCTGCTGGCGGTAAGGTTAGCCCGCCACCTATGCTGAAAGCCCCTGCTCAGAAACCGTCAGGCGGTTCAGGTGCGCCAGCTTTGATTCAATCGCAAAATAAACCGTCTGCACCTGTTGGAATTGCGGCTAATCCTCAACAACGGCCTAGCACTGTGAAAACAATCCTGTCGGCCTTTGCTGAGAAGCCTGACGACAATATCAAGTCAACACTGAATCTTGTAAACATGATGGGTTAGGAGGAAGAGCATGAGCTTGTTTTATGAAGAGATGTTGAAGAATCCCAACCTGTTGGTGACTCTGGCTTTCAGCGGTTCAGATTCCGTCCCAGCGTTTACAGTTAGCAGCCTGATTTCAGACGATTTCGGCGTTAACACCCAAACGCAATGGAATCATAATGATGCTACAGTCAGCGATAACGGCTTACAGACTGTTGCTAACGTGATTGCAGGTATGATGGGTGATGCTAAACGCTCCATGAGCACGCTAGTCGGTACTTTGTCTGATTGGTCGGGCAATAGCAAACCAACATTCACTATTCCGCTTGCGCTACCAAAATACAGTAAATCCGCACCTGGTCTAGATATTGCTTCAACAATGCTAGCCATGTGTGCGCCGTCCTATAATAAGGGCGTATTGGTAGCGCCTGGCGGGTACTACAGGGGCAATGCTATCACCCAAGTGTATGGCCAGATTCAAGACGCAGCCAACGGCGTGATTGAGCTGGCTAATGACGCGCTTGAGGCTGTTGGTAGCACTAGCGCAATTCCAACTGTCGGGGCAGGCTCAGACATGGGCTATGAGGACATTCTATCCCAACTGAAAGGCACCTGGTCAATCCAGATTGGTAATTGGTTCAGAGCAAGTCATCTGGTGCTGGATAACGTGAATTTCTCAGGCTCAAAAGAGGTAGTGACTGGCGGTGTACCTTTGATGGTAAACGTTTCCGCCAGCTTCACTACTGCGATTCAGCCGTCTGCTAATATCGTCAAAGGCTGGTTCATTGCTGATAATGACACGTCTGTCTTCAAAGATACAGACATTGCAATCGCAACTCAAGGTACAACACCATCAGCCAGCGGTAACACTACACCAGCGGAGGCCTAATGTTTAAATTATCAGCTCAAGAGTTGGCGTATCGTTACGACATCTCCAATTTTATCCGCCGAACGGAATCAACATCATACTTTGATATTGTAGATTCAACCTTTCTGAGCGACTTGAAAAACTTGAAAGGTATGGAAACTTACACGGTCAAGTTTGAAGCTAATCGGCCTGACCTGTTGTCTGAGGCGATATACGGCGCAGGCATTACCCAACTATGGTGGATTGTTATGACCGTCAACGGCTTGAGGCTTCCTACTGAAATCAAGACCAACATGACGGTTCAATATCCAACACTAGACCAGTTGGAAAACCTGTATTTTAAACTTAGCGCACGGATGTCAGCCAACAAGGTTGATTTCCGTGGCTCAAACATTGAATTGTTGGATTAATCATGATAGGGATACAAGGTCAATACCTTTTTGACGTAAAAATCGGAAGTTTGTCAGGATTCTTAACAGAGGCTGACCTTGTTGTCTTTAAGCTTATCGAAGAGGCCGGCAACAAATTGCCTTTGTTTGAGATGATTTTCAAGGTCAACGACCCTGCAATCTACCGAGTAATGAACCAAGGCAATTTGCTGAAAGTTTCTTTCGGCGTTCACCAACTGAATATGCATGACCTACAATTGATGATTGTTGAAAGGGATAGGATTTCTGAATCCGCTAATTCAACATACGTCAGACTAGTAGGAACATTGGCTGCTATTCAGTATTCGACCGCTAATACAACATACAGCAAAACAACCACGACTAAAGAGGCGATTCAAGAGTTAGCCTCCAAATTCTTTCAATACGAATCCAATATTGATAAGGGCAACGACCGTATGGGCTGGGTATCTAACAGCAAGACAGTCAGGTCATTTATCAACAAGCTATGGTTGCATAGTGATGTTGGAAACGATATTCCAATGATTGGTATTACGTCAACAGGCAAGTTTAGACATCTTGCCCTTTTAAAGCATGTAAACCAATCGAATAAATGGACGCTAACGACTAACACACCAAACCCTGGTGAGATACCTCTCAGCCAGCTTCCTAGCGTTTTTAGCAACGCAGCAGCTGTAAACCTGCTTGGCGGATATTCTCGCAGCGTTATCGTCAACGACTTAGGCAATGCTAAGACGAAACGGATTACACCGCCTGAGCTAGGCAAAGGCCTTCTTTCAAACTCTGAGGCATTGGATACTATCAATGCTGGTACACGCCTCAAGGCCGTATCTTACACTAACGACAATGTGTTTCCTGAGTATCATCAACGCAGGGAATTCAACTCCAAACACTTGTTAATGTTAGATTCCCTCAATGCTAAATGCTATGTTGAGGGCGTATTCTGCGGAGTACAGGTGCTAGATGTCGTCATGCTGAAGGATTCAAGCTATTCATTAGGCCAATCTGTTGAAGATACCTCAGGCCTATGGATAGTCAAGAAAGTGGCTCGCATTATCCAAGACAAGAAGTTTCATACAGTCATCACCCTGACTAGAGACTCAATCAACAAACTCACATTGCTGAAAGCTTAGGAGGACAACTAATGCTACCGATTGATGAATGGTTCAGCGAAACTAAGCCGAATGAAAGCTATCAGCGCGGTATCGTGTTAGACAATAACGACCCTGAGATGAAGAAACGGTTGAAAGTGCGAATCCCTGGTTTCATGGAAGGCGACAAAGAGACCCTGCCATGGTGCGTTCCTATTGGTGACGCTTTCTTAGGGGATTCTGCTCAATCAGCTGAAGTAGCTGTTCCTGCTATCGGCTCAGAGGTGGTAGTGTCCCTGCCTACTACTGATGCCTCATTCCCTTTCTATATCGGCTCATGGCAATCCAAGCCTGTTCCTGCTGAGTTTCAGACCAACTATCCGAACAGACATGGCAGGAAGGATAATTCAGGCACTTATTGGTATAATGACCAGACGACAGGGGAATTCAAATTCAAACATTCCTCAGGCTTTGAGTTCACGATTAAGGCGAATGGCGATTTCACCCTCAAGACGGCTGGAAACGGTATCGTCAAGGCTGGTCAGTTGTTAGACTTGATTGCTGCTACTATGGTTTCTGCTCAAACGCCAATGCTGAAAGCCTCGCAAGAGATTATGGATGAAGTAAGAACCATGTCTGCTGACCGTGAGATTTACAATACTCACATTCATCAAGGTTACCATGGCCCAACCAGTCAGCCTTTGCAGCCTAAGTAATTGCTTTCTTGGCCTAGCCAGAATCTCGAACATAAAGACAGGATTTTGGCTAAAAATTCTTCTGCTGAAACAATTGCTTACCAACGAAATAAACGATTTCAATGTCATAGATGTGATACGATATCAACTACAGATATTATATTACTAATAAATCTTAGCTGAAAGGAGACAGCCATGCAGGTATTTTCAGACCTTGACCAGCATAACCCTGCTGTCGTCACTGATATACAATCAATCAAGCAACACATCCTGAATATCCTGACTACTCGCAAGCGAAGCCTGATATTCCGTTCAGATTTCGGCTCGAATATCGAAGATTACCTGTTTGAACTCATGGATTCTGAAACTAGCTTGGCTGTACTGTCTGAGGTAACAAATGCGGTAGGCCGTTGGGAGCCAAGAGTTGAAGTTGACTTTGCTAACAGTAAGGCTTACTCAGACCCTGACAGGCATACATTATGGGTTGAACTCGCTTTCATCGTCAAGAAGACAGGTGAGTTTGAAAAATTCACGATAGGTTTTGCAAGATGAACATTTTTAATATCAAATCCATCTCATTTGAAGAGATTAGAAACAAGCTGTATGCTTGGATTGCTAGCAAGCCTAATCTCAACTCACGCTGGCGCGACTTCTATGTTGGCGGTGCTGGTTCTAACCTTGTTGAGCTAGCAGCAGCTATCGGGGCTTTCCTCGCTTATTCCGCCTATATGAACAGGCGCGATTCCCTGTTGGAATACACGACTTTAGGCTCGTCTGCTATTGCTATCGGCTCGTCTATTGGGTATCTATACAATCGCAAAGTAGCAACAGGCTTGCGAGTCAAGTTTCTGGCCCACTCTTCGGCCTATCTACCGAGAGAAACAGTCATCGGGGCTTACAAGAGTCATAGCATATCCCTGAAAGAGAGCGTTCAGCTGAGGCCTGGTATCAATACACTTGATGTTGTTTTCGGTGTTTGGAAGTCTCAAACTCAGACTGTACCAGATACTAAGGATTTCATCAGTATCATGTTTGAGGCTGATGTCGATAACCGCCTGTATGAGTTGTATACATCTTCAATCCGCACACCTGTTGTATTGGAAGCTGAGGAATTGAACCCTGATAGTGCCCTGCTCCGCTCATTTGAAGACGGCGTGTTTGTTGTCTATGGTAACGGTCATCTTGGTAAACAGGTTCAGGCTGGTCAAACAGTAGAGTTGAAATACCTCCAGCCGTCTATCCTCAACGAAGATTTCCTGCTATCAGCCTTACAGCTGAATCTTGACGGCGACATTGAAGCAGCAGAGATTACAGAACACGGCTCAATGCCTGACTCAATCGATAAAATCAAGGCTGTTGCCCCTGCTTATCACGCGAGCCGCAGGATTCTAACAGGCTTGGAGAGCTACAAGGCAATTATTTCGGCCTATCAGGGGAATATCTCAGGCTCAGCAAGACCGTTTCCCAAGTCATGTTGTAAATGGAATGTCTGCTATCTGCGGAAAGACGAAAAGAAATACACGCCTGAGCAAGAGCTTGAATTTATCAAGTATCTCAGCAAGTATGCGATGTACGGCAGTGAATTCATTGTAGTTGACCCTGTACGAATCCCTGTCAGAGTGAAATTGAGAGTTGTAGTCAGCGAGTTAGCCGACACTCAAGCTATCCTCGCAGAGATACGCAAGACACTGGAAAAGCAGTGCCTGAAGCTGGACGTAACGTTCAGCCCTGGGGTACTACATGGACTAGAGACTGAGGGCATTAGACGCCTGTATCTGGAATACCCAATAGCCGATAAGACGGCTGATTACAACCAGTACTTTGCGCTAGAGGATTTGAACGTTGAGTTTACAACAGACAACTATCTGAACCTGTCTAATGGTACAGACACAGGCAAGGGGTATGACTGATGGCGGAAAAACTAGACAGCGTGAAGTCAGCGGATTACCTGCCCTCCAACCTGAGGAAGCTGCCGCTGTATAAGACGTTCACGGACATTCTTGACCATGTGATTCAGGCTTTCTTCAAGCCTCTGTCTGACTCCCACCAGAATCTGTATAACCCGATTAGTGAGCATTATGCTGCTAGGAACGTCATACACCTGTTAGGTGGCGACCAGATGCTTGACTTGCTAGACAAGGATATTGACGAAAAGACGGTGGCCTTGCTCCTGCCTGACCTACTTGATATCAAGGGTACAGAACAGGGCATTAAAACGCTTCTGCGCCTGTTAGGTATCGAATTTGAAGACCTGCTACTAATCAAAGACCGAGATGGCTGCGGCAGGGTGACTATCATCCTCAAGAACAATGTTGATATTTCGATTGAGCGCGTCAAGCTCCTAGAGAAATTCTCGCATAGCATCTTTTCACAATGCGCTAGTCTAGCAGCAATTACAAACTGCCAAGCGACCAAAGACGCATTGAAAGACGGAGCGACTGTTGAGCAAGACCTACAGATTGATACTCACCTGCTGAGCTACAACTTCAGGTTAGACCGCAGAAGCCGAATGAGTCGTGCAGAAAGCTATCAGCTGCCGAAAACACCAGTGTATATCAAGCTTTGTAATACCGAGACAAATGTAATCGACTTTGCTGAGCCTGATGAAATGACTGTATTCTCTTCGACCAGAAACAGCTATCAGCCTGAATTCGTACAGACAGTAGTCACCCAAGACCTCTTGAACGACACATTAATCTTGGACAGAACAGACTTGGCGCAATCCCAATTCATGGTTATGTCAACCAACAATTTTAAAGGATGATAAACAATGGAACCAACATTCATCGTTACTGGAAATGATATCCCTCCAGCAGAGGCCGTTGAGGGCAGTATCTTCCAAGAAGCTTCAACAGGCAATTTGTTCCGTTATCAAGACGGCCAATGGGTTGCTATCGTAACAGAAGAGCCGAAAGAGGCTAAAGCATGAGTACAACATCTGAACGCCAAGCAGCGTTATTTACAATCACTGACTCAGGCCATATAGCTATCGCCAAGAAGATGATGGAGAGCGACTTGCACTTGGCTTGGGGTACATTGCCTGATAATCATCCAGAGAAATCTAGCCGAGACAATTCAGCACCTTTCCCTAACCGTTTTGAGGCTGACTTGATTCAAGAAGTTGGTAGGCGCAAAATCCTGCAGAAAACCTATCTTGAGCAGCATAATGATGGCCCAATCATAACGCCAATTGCTAACTATCGCCAGACAACTACTCCGACCCGCACCCTGATGTTGAGTGTGACTAATGAAGTTACTGACGCGCCCAATGCTAAAATCTACCAATTAGGCGTGTTTGCGGATACAGTAGCGAAGCCTGCTGCTAACGGCAAGAATTGGTTGCTTCCCGATGAGATAGCGGACAAAGGCTACATGGTAGTCATGGCTAACATCTTGCCTATCCAACGCAATAATGCAACTGTTGAATCTCGACAGTTCATAATCAATTTCTGAGGTATCTATGATTCAAAATCCACACCCAGATTACCGCAATAATTTCGATGAAGATAAGCAGTATGCTGCTATCTCATTCTTGGCTGGTGCGCCGTTGCAAGCTAGTGAGTTGAATGAATTACAAGACATTCAAGCGACTAAGACCGAAAAGCTGGCTGATTATCTGGTTTCATCTGGCACTATCCTGTCGGGTGGTGAGGTTAAATCCCTTTCCGCTGCGCAAGTTGAGATGGCGGGCGGAACAGTGTCCTGTCAAGGTAAGCTCGTGTTAGTGCAAGGTGCTGTACTCAGCCTTGACCTCGCTACTGAAAACACTGTAGGCGTGCGCCTCGTACAAGAAATTATCACTGCTCAAACCGACCCAAGCATTGCTGAGTTAGACCCTAAATCACCGCACTATGGTGAGGAAACCTCGCACCGCGTTAAAATCACTGGTGTCTGGGTTGTAGCCGAAAAGACCAACCTGAACGGCGATTTATTTTTCCCAGTGCTGACTATTCAAAACGGTAACATCACTGGCTACATCAGCAATACCAAAGTCCAAGACTATGTATCCTCCTCAATCAGCGTGTACGACAAAGGCGTTCACGGCTCGTATGTTGTTGATGGCTTAGTCATTACCAACGTGCGTGATGATACGGCTAATCGCAAACACGTCTTGGCGGCTTCCTCAGGTACAGCCCGCATTCAGGGTATTGAGGTCAAGAAAGGTACAGAGACCGTCTTTTATGTCGATACAGTTGATGCTGATGACCGACAAGTCAACTCTGAGCCTGTAACTTTCCGCAGAGGCGCATTGCTTTACAGCCTGCGCAATAATCCGTTGAAAGCCATCACTAAGGTCACAGGCACTAAGCGAGTGACTAAGACAGTTACTAGAGGCGGTTCAGCAGGCGGTATGGACGCTTTGCCTGATACTCCAGTCTTGCGTATCACTCAAGTGACTCAAGGTGGTACGACCTACTCAGCTGGTAAGGACTTCACTCAAGTTGGTGACCGTATCTCTTGGCAACCAAGCGGTGCAGAGCCTAGCCCAGGCAGTCAATACGTTGTTGAGTATGAATATGTTGCTACATTCAACGGTTCAGTTGTTAATGGCCGTCTGAATCTGAGCGCAAATGACGCTAATGCTTTGGTTGACCAATCGACCTTGTCTGTATGGTACACATTCTATCTGAACCGTATCGACCGCGTTGTGATGTCCAACATTACTCGCGAAATCAAAGTCTTGAAAGGCGTGCCGAATATTCCGACTGCCGTGTTGCCCCCAGCAGCTGCTTCGGATAGCGAGATTTCCCTTGCTACCGTCACTGTAAGCTATGGCGCCACTCCTGTAATTGATATGGACTCAACCGTTCATATGATTCCATTCTCGACACTCAAGAAGATGAATAACCAGATTGCTGACTTGCAATTCAACGTTGCTCAACTCAGCTTGATTGAAGAGGCTCGTGCGCTCGACCCTGTAACGACTAAGAAAGGCGTGATTGTTGACTCCCTCAGCAATGAAAATATGCGTGATAAGGGTATCCAACAAAATGCGTTGATTCAAGACAAGACCCTGACTATTGGTACACGCTCAGCAGGTCAGATTACCCTGACGCGCGGAAACGTTACATTGGACGGCCTAAGCTATCCTGTAATCCGCAAACAAGAAGTACAGACTGGCTCCCAACGAATCAACCCATATGCCCGACCAGGCAGTGTTCCTAAGGCTAATGGTACAGCAACGCCAAGTATCATCTACGGTAACACTTGGGATGCTGGCTACGACCTTGAAGTGTTGCCTCGTTCAGTCAGCGTTGTAGTTGACCTGTCAGGCTTTGAAGCCTCAGAAGAGGTTATCTTGGTATTGCGCGGTGAGCAAGTAGGCCGTGTTCAGACTTCCAGTGCTGGCGCAGGCTCAGCTACAGTCAATATCCCGAAAGGCTTGCAATACGGTACATACACGATTGAAGCAACTGGCGCTCGCTCCAAAGCGATTGCTATTGCTCCGATTTCTATTGCCCGCAACGACCAGAGCTACAACCAGTTCTTGTTGAATCAGCTTGACCAGAAACAGACCGCCTTGCTTGAGCAACAAGCTAAAGACTTCCAATCCCAAATCGACCGATTGCGTCAGGATATGGAAGCTGAGGTGTCTGCTATCAATAGCCGTCTGAACGACCTGCAAGCGCAGTTGAATCAGATGAAAGATGCGTTCAACAACTTCAAGTCTGCTATGACTGCTGAATTGTCCAAGTTAGGTTTCCGCCTGGATGACTTACAAGGTCAGGTTGATGAGATTCGCAAACGCTTGCCTGGCTTCTGGTTGCATTACTATGACAGAGACAACCGCCGCACCGACCCTAACCAATTCTTGAAAGTGTATGCGTCAACTGAGTATAGCAAAGGCGCAATCCAATACAATCAAGGTAGTGCTGGTACAGCTATCGGCTCGCAAATGTGGGAAGTAGGTGTTACAGCTACTAGGGCAACTAAAACACGCTATACGGTGGTTGCTAACGATGACCAAGTAAGTGTATGGCTCAACGGTCAAAGGGTGGCTTCTTACTCGAACGGTTCAACGCCTCGTTCATTCGACTTAAACTTTAAACAAGGTCATAACGTTGTTCAGGTAGTCTTGAATAATCAGGGCAACAACTTGAGCCACTTGCAGACTTCGGGCGATTTCATTGACGGTACAGTTATCCAGATGAACCCTGAATGGATGCAAGAGCAGTTGACGAAAGCTCAAAACGGCGTTGCTGCTCATGAGGCTGAAATCGCTCGTCAGGAAGCTGCACGTGCTGAGGCTCAACGCCTGACCCTGAATCAACGTGTTCAATGGTGGCGTCGTCGCACTGACCCGATTGCGCAATCATTCACTCTCGATATCACCCGACAACTCAACGCGATTGACGTGTTTGTTACTGAATTACCAACACGCGATTTAAGCCTGAAAATTGTCGAAACGACCGCTGGTCAACCCAATATTGAACGGTTGGTTGGATACGGTGAATTAGCACTTTCTAAGGTGGTAAAAGGTTGGAATACGATTCCATTATTGACCCAGACTATCCTCAGTGCAGGCGTTGAGTATGCTTTCATCGTCATCACTGAATCGTTTGAGGGTCAGATTGGTATTGGTAAAGTCGGCGATAAATCAACAACTGGTACTTTCGTCCAAACACAATTGGATGCTGGTGTAATGTTTATCTCAGCGAATGAGAATACATGGACTGCGGTACAAGACACTGATGTCTGCTTCCGCATGAAGTCTATCAACTTCGCCACAACTAAGACCGTCAAGCTGGGTACAATCCCTGCTCAAGGCCGAACTAACAACCTGACGGATTTCCGCTTGGTTGGTTCTCAATCTACTAGCTCAAGCACAAGCATTGAGTATTACATGCAGATTGGTACGGCTCGCTATCCTTTAGGCTTGAATGAGACTACATTTGTTCCAGCTGTATCAACCGCCGCAGGAAACATCGACATCTATGCAGTGTTGACTACAACAGATACAAGCGAAACGCCTATTATTGGCTCAGGCTTGACTCTGGTTTACGGTTTGGCTGAAACTCCTGCTACTTATGTTGCTCGACAATTCACTATTCCGAACGGCTTGATTCAACCAGCCAAGATTCAAGTTGTATTGAGTCAGTTGCTTCCAGCATCAACTAACATTGCTGTTAGCTTGCAGACCGATACTAACACTTGGGTGTCTGTTCCTCGCAAACAAACAGTCCAAGAATTAGGCGAAGGCTGGGTTGATGTATTGTATGAGATTCCAGACATTCAGAAAGCTAATGGCCGAATCAAGATTGAATTAACAACAGACAATTATGCTAATCGTCCTGCTGTTAAGAATATCAGAACAATGATTGTCTAAGGGCTAAGCAACCTGATTTCATCAGAGGTCAGGTTGCTATCCTTTCGGCTCGCTTCCTCTTTGTTTCGATTCTTGCCTGCTCACATCACACCGCAGGCAGAACATTTCATGTTGATTTTCGGCTCATGGCTGTCTCAGGTTAGTTGAGTGAGGTTATCAGTCATGTGAATGTTGTTCTCGTTTATTAGATATAATATATAAACTGTTGTGTGTATATTGTATCACATCTATGAGTTTGGAATTGGACTTTTCGTTGCTAAGTATCTGAACCTCAAGCATTATTTTTAGCCAAAATCCTGTATTTATGTACGGAATCCCAACCGTTACAGGATTCATCCTTCAACAGCACTGCTATGCGTGATGATTTCCCCAAGTCGTTAGGCATAACTGTGCTTCAATTTCTGCTAGGAGTAACACTATGGTGAAACCTTGTATTCAAGAACAATCAGTCATGCGCTACAGCGACACGGCCTCTTTCGATAAAGCAGGCATGGTGCCCTTAGCTTCCAAGTGGGGTGAGGTGTCTGAAGACCAGTATGCCGTCACTGCTGCTTCCTTGCTGTTATTGGAAAGTACAGTATCCAAAATGGAAACACTGGTAGCTGATGCTGCTAATATTGCGGCTCAAGCAGGTGCTGAAGCTGGTAAGGCTGCTGCTAAAGCAACCAACCCTTTAACAGACGGCTCGTCAACCTACAGTGCATTCAATGGAAATACAGGCATGAATATTACAGGCCTGACTTTCATTCCTGGTTTGTCCCGCATTGAATTGCGTTGGGCTTTACCGACTTACGAGCGCGCTGCTGAGACTGTAATCTATCAGGCCACAACAGAAGCCTTTGAGAATGCTATTGTCGTCAAAAAGGTTGATTACCCGATTTCAGGCGCATTCATTGATGAGCGTCAACCGCGATACTACTGGGTACAGCTGGTTGATAAAGCAGACCCAACTCAACACGGTCAACCCTTTGGCCCATTGTATGCTGACCCTTATGGCGACATGGACGCTTTGGTTGCTACCTTGCGTGGTAAGATTACAGCGACAGAGCTTGATGCTGAAGTACTGAAAGGCCTGTACAAAAACATACAAGAGACAACCGACAAGACAATCAATGAACGTCTGGCTGGTGTCCGTGAACGCCTGCAGAATCTTGATAGCATAGTTGATGCCCGCGTTCAAGCGTCATTGTCTGGACTCAACGAAGTAACAGGCAATCTGGAACAGGAAATACGCCGTCTGGGTACAGGTCATGCTAAACTGGTTGAGGATAGCGAGAAAGCGCAAGGCCTCTTAGAAACTTGGACGTCCAAGACTAACGAAGCCTTAGCAGGCTTGCAAGAGAATAAATTGGCCTGGACTGATGTTGATAGTGCATTGACTCAAACTCGCAATACCTTGCTTGCTAAGGTTGCAGAGAATGAAGCCGCAATCAACAAGGAATCCAAAGCAAGGGCTGATAAAGATGAAGCGATTGCTGAAGAGGTCAAGCAGCTGCGCACCCGCACTGAGGCCAATGAAGCAGCTATCGTTAGGGAAGAGCAAACCCGCACAACCCAAGACAGTGCTCAGGCCAAATTAATAGAGGGCTTGCAAGCTACAACTGCTACTCAAGCAGCAAGCATTAATCAACTGTCTGAGACTGTAGCGACGAATGAACGCTCATCAGCTACCAAGTTTGAAAACTTGAAATCAGGCTTGAGCGGTAGTCATCATTACAACTACAACTTTACAGCAGGCAAGGACAGCTGGGAAGCCTCTCAAGGCGTGTTGGAAGCTAAGACTTCAAACAACCCTAGTGACCCGTCAAACACCCTGCTGAACCTGAAGACAAATGTTACAACTTTAGTCTATTCAACCGCCAAGACCGCTATCAACCTTGAAAACGTGTACAAGGCTGTGGCAACCGTCAAAAACATAGGCCGAACTAACGTCAAAGTGCGTGTAGGCCTGATGACTTTTGACCATCGTGGCGACACTCAAACTCACTCAAACGCTGATTCCCGATACTATTGGGTCCGCGAGAAAACCCTTGCCCCTAACAGCGGTTGGTCAACTCTGGGTGGTGAAGCTAAAGGCGCAACCGCTCAATGGCCGATTAGCTCCGACTTGAAATTGGATGCTATCCCCTTAGGGGCGAAAAAGGGCGTGCCTGTCCTTGAGATTGTAGCTCCTACTGGCTCAGAGGTTGATATTGGCTCGTTAGACCTGCTAGACATCTCTGCGACTGCCGCTGTTGGTTCTGAAATAGCGCATTTGAAAGAAACAACAACCACTGCGCTTGGCACCCAAGCTGAAGAACTCAAGAAGCTGAACAGTGATTTCGGGAAGAACAAAGCAGCATTTGAGCAATACCAAAAGACTCAAGCAACAGAACAGAAAGCTCAAGCCGAAAAGGTTGAAAACCTGAAAGCAAAGGTCGGTCAGAATGAATCTAGCTTACAACGTCTTGACGAAGCTGTAACATCTGACCGCAGTTCAACTGCGCTGTCCCTGAACAACTTGAAAGCAAGCTTCAACAGTGCAATGGTCAACCATGTTAAGAATCCGACTTTAGTGAACGATTCTACAGGCTGGACGGCTAACCCTGCTATCAAGTTCAAACGTGTCCCAAGCACTAGCTTGTTGCCTACAGGTAAGACTGAGGCTGATGTCCCTTACTACACACTCTTCAAATCAGAGGGCTATGTAGGCAAATTCTGGGGCACTGACCTGTTAATTGACTGCGATATTCCAAAGCTGGCTAACCCTACAGACAAGGTTCATTTCGCAATCAAGGTAGCCAATCCCGCCACTACTAACCTGACCCAAGTCAAGGTTAGAATCAACAACGCGCAAACTATCTTGTTGGGTGAAGTTGCTAAGGGAGAATACAAGCTCATATCAGGCTCAGTAACCTTGCCAGCTGATACAACCCAATTACAATTGCAGATTTCTACTCAAAACAGTGCAATCACTGAGGAAAATGCGATTGTTCTGGCTTACCCTCAATGCCGTACAAACTCAGCACCGATTGAGTCTGATGCTAAGTTAGAGGATATGCGATTGGCGGTTGCTAATGCTGACCAAGCCTTAGCGCGTGACGTCAAAGGCTTGAAAGCTGACTACAAGGCTGCAGCTGCTGCTATCAAGGAAGAGAAAGAGACCCGTGCTGACCAGTATGGAGCTATCTCCCACAAATATGATGAAATGAAGTCAGAATTTGAGGGCAGCAAAGCAGCAATTAAGGACTTGAAGTCAACAGTCGCTACTGCTACTGAATCATCTGCGCACCGTATTGAAGAGCTAGGTGGCGAGTTCAACGCTAAAGTTTTAGAGGCGAAACAGACAGCCCAACGCGGTGTTGATGACGCTGCTACGGCTTTGCAGAAAGCTGCTGATAACTTAGGCCTAGCAAAGCAGTATGCTGACGACAAGAAGAGGGAAGCGATTACTGACGCAGCCCAAGCTGTTCAAGATAACTTGAAAGTGGGTGGTCGCAACCTGTTGATAATGAGCCGAATGACTACTAGGGGCTATCTACACCCTAACACAGGCGCAGTAGACCGTAGTCAAAATGACAGAGTTGATGAGACTTATTATCCGTGTAAGCCAGGTGATAAATTCGTTGGCAAAATATACGGATTAACTGGTGATTCAGGCTCATCTGCCCGTATGGCCTTTTACGACCAACAAAAGCGGTACATTTCCTCTGAGATAATCCACACTTCTACTGTAAACAATAATGTGTATAAAGCAGCAGCACCTCAAAATGCGGCTTTTTACCGCGTTTCTGTTGTCGGTGAGGGTGTTAAGGCTAAGTTGGAACGCGGAACAATCCCCACCGATTGGACACCCGCACCTGAGGATGTTGAAAACACGGTTGATAAGGTAAAAGTTGAGCTTGAACGCCAAGTCAATGAAGTACGACAAGAGGCCGTCCAAGCAAAAGCCAAAATCCTGAAGCATGAGGACTCAATCAACAATGCTGAAAAGGCGTTGAACGAAAAGGCCGTTGAATTACAAGGTCAGTTCAACCATGCATTGGAAGAAAAGGTTGAGGTGCTGAACAACGCGATTGCTAAGACCGCCTCAGGCGAAGAAGTCAAGGCACTCTTAGGCAAAGTAACAGCCATAGAGAAGCAGACTAGCGAAGCCAAAAGCAAAATTGACCAGTTTTCTAAGACCTTAGACACTGCTACTCAATCTAGCACTGAACAAGTGGCAAATGCTGAGTCAAGGTTCACGAAGCTTGTTGAGAAGCGGGTAGAGACAATCAACCGCAATGTTGATGAAGTCAAGGAAGCTGCTAGACAAGCAGCCCAGAAAGCTGACCAGAGCTTGACTGATGCTAAGCAGTATGCTGACGGCAAGAAAACGGAGGCCTTGACAGAAGCAGCGCAAGCAGCTGAGGCTGACGCTACTGCAAAGGCGAATGCTGCTAAAGAGGCTGCGAAGAGTGAGCTGAACCCTGCTATTCAAGCAGCTCAACGAAAAGCCGATGAGGGTGTGTCAGAAGCTCAGAAAGCTGTAAGAAAAGCAGAAGAAAACCTGCAAGCAGCCAAGACTTATGCTGAAGGCCAGAAGGAAGCAGCAGTTCAAGCAGCCCAACAGCAATTGGAAGCAGCTCAAAGACAGCTTCAAGCGAAAATCAAAGAAGCAAAAGATGTCTATGAAAACCTTGAGTTGGGCGGTCGCAACCTGATTCGCAACAGTAACCCTAATACAACTGATAATCGGTATCTACACGCATTTGATATTACAGAAGCTCCAGCATTCGGTAGTGATGTAATTGTTACTTTGTGGGGTGATTTAGGCGAAGGCCGAACTGATTTTGCGGTGTATAATTCGAGGGGCTTTGGCGAATTAGCTAGGCTGAAGAAAGTCTCAGAGGGCGTATATCAAGCCAAGTTCAAATGGGCTGATAACACTTACACTGGTCCAGAAGATAAGCTATCAAACACAACATTGAATTTGTATGCTTATCCTAGCAGTTCAACGTCAGCTTTTACCATCAACAAGGTCAAGTTTGAAAGAGGTACTGTACCGACTGACTGGACGCCTGCGCCTGAGGATGTTGAGGGCAAGATTGATGAGGCTAAACAGAAAGCTGATGGTATCAAGACTGACTTGGAACAAGCAATCAACCAAGCCAGAAAGCAACTTGAGACCAAAATCAGCGAGGTCGAAAAGAAAGCTGTTGACGCTAACACTGCGATAACTGACTACAAACGCTCAAACGATGACGAAGTCAGTGCTGTAGGCCAAATCGCTAGGGGCTTGGATGGTAAGTTTGTACAAGAAACCCAAAAGATTCGCACTGAGGTTACACAAGCAATTGATGATATTCAAATCGGCGGTCGAAACCTTGCAGCTGATACTTACAATGCTGATAAGGCTAAACACGGCTATTTGAAAGCATACCGTATCACGAAAGCTCCTGCTTTTGGCGACAAGGTTACAGTAACTGTTTGGGGTGAATTAGGCGATACCCGAAACGGTCAGATTGGCGTTTACAATACCTTTGGCTATGGTGAGCTATTCAAGCTGACTAAGATTGCTGATGGTGTATGGCGTGGTCAAGGCTTTTGGAATAAACATACTTCACCAGATGCTAGCAACCAAGACCATCAGAACGAAACCTTGAATCTGTATGCGTATCCAAATGATAATACAGACAGGAATCTAGTCAATAACCTCTTCACTCATGTGAAGTTTGAATTAGGCAATAAACCGACTGATTGGACGCCTGCTCCTGAAGACCTTGAGAGCAAGGTTGAAACCATCACCCGATGGAAAACCGAAGCACAATCAGCTATTGAGCAGGTTCAACGGACAGTTAATAGCGCGCAGGGTGCGTCAGCTAGTCTTGGCGAGGCCTTGTCTGCTCGTTTCAAAGAAGCAAAAACCCAGACGGTACAGGCAGCCCGAAAAGAGTTAGAGCCTGACATCAATGCTGCTAAGAAGGCTGGTACTGATGCTGCAGGTGCTGTTAAGAATGAACTTGACCCTAGAATTAACGCAGCCCAAAATAAAGCTGACGAGGGTGTTAGGGAAGCTGATAAAGCCAATAAAGCCATACCTCAGAAACTGAAAGAAGCTAAGGACTATGCTGACACCAAAAAGACTGAGGCGATTACAGAAGCGGTTACTGAGGCGCGTGATTGGAAAGCAGTCAATGCTAGAACTGACCTGAATACTCTGAAAGAGACAGGCCGATTCTTCATTAAAGCAACAGCCAATCCTAATGCGCCGATTAACAACTGGCTGTATGTTGCAGTTGATAAAGGTGCTGATAACAGGATTACTCAGAAGCTTCAAGCCGACAATGACCCGAATGTCCGCTATTACCGTCATTTCAACGGTAGCAGTTGGACTGATTGGGTGAAAGAGGCTAATTTGTCTGATGTTACTGCTGTTGATGGTAAGGTGACTGAGACCAACACGCGGATTAACAACCTGCGGGTCAGCGGTCGAAACCTGCTGGCTGCTACTCGTAAGCTTACTACATTCTACAAGGGCGTGAATGTTTGGCATTATGCTAAACACCCTGATGAGCCACAAGCTCGTCTTGAGCCAGCATCGTCAGGTGACGGCTATGACTACACTGACGCCAACAAGCAACCTGCTAATACCTCAACCAATTACGTTCAATTGATTAGTAGAGTAGCAGGTCGTTGGGTCAACTGGCATCAGTACAGTAGAGAAGGCAGTAGAGCAGCCAGAGACGATAGCTCACCATCATTAGCTAAAATCCAGTCAGGCCGTTGGTACACTTTCAGCTGCGAAGTCAAGAAAGCTGAAGGAAGCCCTGATGCCCGATTGCAGTTGAACTTGAGGGAATACTACAAGACCTCAGGATTCAAAGACAACGGAGGTTGGGTTGACGTCAATTCTACTGAATGGACGCAGGTTCATGTTACTGTATTTGTTGAATACGGTCGAGGAATCTTGGGTCATGACTATTGGCTTGCGTACTTTGAAATGTCTGATGTAGGCAACATTCAGATTCGCAAGCCTATGTTGGTTGAGGCTAACATACCAGCCGATTGGTCAGAAGCTCCTGAGGATTTGGAGCAGTCAGAGATTCAATTTGCTGCGGATTATGCGCAATACAAATCAACACTAGCAAATGACCGTCTTGCTTTGTCCGCGGACATAACACAATTAGAAGCAGGCATGGGCATATCCGCCAACTTGGTAGCTGATTCAGAGTTTGTCGAGGGCTTATCAGAGCAGGCATTTACTGAAGATAGCGACACTACTGGCTATGTACGCGGTATGGTTGCTGTTGATAACGGTAGGTCACCCAAGAACTTCCTGACTGCTAAGGCTGTAAATGGCGTCAATGTTGGTTATGTAGGCCGTCTGAACGAAGCTAACAACGCATACTGCTATTTTGGTACTTACGATGTCCCGATTATTCCAGGCATTTACCAATACAGCATTTACGTCAGAAATGACGCTAAAGTGAATGCTGTTGTGTATGCTAGCTTTCTTGACGAAAGTCGAGGTCATCTTGGCGCGCCTGAGGATAAATACTGGAACAAACGGACAGCTACAACGATTCAACCTGCACCAGCTAAACCAGCTGGTCAACAGTTGACTTTGGATGACTTCACTAGAGTTGTATTTAACATTGATACAACCCATATGACTAATCTAAGGTACACAAGGATTGTCGTCAGACTAGACTCAGTACCTCAAGGTAAGGTCGGTGAGAATGTAGTGTTGTTCTGCCGTCCTCAAATCGTCAAAATCAAGAAGTTAGAGCTAAAAGAGGCAGTTGAGTACACACCTGGCCCAAGTAGGACTTCAGCCAGAGCCTTATTCAATGAAGAGCGAGTAGCAAGGACAACGGAAACCGAAAGCCTTGTGAAGCAAATCACCAAAGGCTCAGTACGATTCCCGAACGGAACAGGCGACATCAATCAGGTCAACGCGGTTTTGAATCAAATCATGACAGCGACAGCCAATCAAGTATCCGCTGATTTGACTAAGCAGTATCAGTTACGGATTGGCGGGGCTAACCTGATTGAAAACTCTGACTTTAAGGCTTACGAAAACTTACAGGCTTACCCGAACTCAACCTCACGCAATAAGACCGCTACAATCTATCAATACATGCACCCAAACGCAGGTACTATGGCGCCACTTATCATTCCAGATGTCGGTTTGAATGGCTCGAATGCCCTGCGAGTATCTTGGACTGAATTCCCTGCGAATCAGAATAAGGGGCTACAGATAGAATTTAGCAAAAAGACTTGGGCAACAGGTCAATTTTACATCTTAGCGGTCGCTGCAAGGCTTCCTGCGGGTGTAACTACTAGAGGCTGTAGGGTAAGGTTGGATGTTTCTAATGCGCCATTCTGGCAAGATGTTGAATACCTGAATCAGCCTGAATTGACTAACGATTGGCAGTGGACTATCTGTAAGGCTCGTAAGACTCAAGAAGATACCCTGAACCAATTATTCATATCAGTCAACGGCTCAAATAGCCCGACACTCAGAAGCGTTGAATTCTGCCTCCCTTATGCTAGTCAAGGCGTTACATGGGGCGGTTACAAGCCACCCTCAATCTCTGCTTTACTGACGGAGACTAAAGAGGTAGCACTTGACGCTCAAGGCAAGGTCAATGCTAAAATCGGTATGACGGTTGATGCAGGCGGTCGAATAATTGGCTGGGAAGCTGAAAACAGGAACAACTCAACTGCGTTCACCGTATTGGCCGATAAATTCCAGGTCAAGAACAGTTCAAATCAGGGCGGTTCTCCCTTTAACATTGAAAATGGCGAAGTCGTGTTCAACGGTAAAGTCCGATTTAACAATGTTAAAGATGTCCCGAAAACGCCGATAACTATCACGGCTGTAGGTGTGTCCAGTCATCTGGATGTCGCCAAGCGCGTAGCATTGCTAACTACTGATACTAGAGACTTGCACCGTTCAAGCAACGGTCGAGGCGTTTGGTTGTCCGTTATCAATAACACGACTGGCGCACTGATATCCAATGTCCAGTACGATACCTACACGGCTGCTGGCTGTGCTGCTTTTGCTAATGCAGTCAATAGCTTGAATCGGGGTAGCAATCTGGTAATTGTACGGTCGCAAGATGCGTCAATGGCTGATAACCAAGACCTCATCAGGGCTTTGAATAGACTGGGTGGCGGTTTCGGCGATAACGTGAACAACGCTTTGAAAACTGAGGTGAGAACAAGCTTCTGCCTGATCAGCCAAGTCATTGGTACCGACAGCTGTACATCAGAAGCTATTGATGGACGTAAGAATCCTGACCAAGTTGCGGCTGTATGTTCAGGCTTGTTGAAAGATGGCGTTTACTCGTTCATTTCAGCACCTACAAACAACAGTCAAACTAGCTTAATTGATATTGCGAAAGCTGAGGCCGATAAAAAGGCTAATGCAGCCAAAAATGACGCGATTGCAGAAGCCCGACAGTCTGTAGTATTCACAACTGCTCAAGACCTAAACAGTCTGACTAATTCAGGTAGTTATGTAATCAAAGCAGCCAATAATCCAAATGCCCCGATACCTAACTGGTTATTTGTTACAGTTGAGGGTGACGGTCGTGACCGCATTTTACAGACCGTGACTAGAGACAACGACAGTACAGTCCGTTATACTCGCAGAAAGGTTGGCGGCACATGGTCAGAGTGGGCTAAAGAGATCAGTGCTGATGACGTTCAACAGTCGATTTCAGCTTTGAAAATACCGAATGTGTTGTATGCTCAAGGGGCTTACAATAACAGCTATGCTCAGATGAAAGTATCAACGCCTTCTGGAATCCGCAATCTTGATATTGCTAACCAAACAGGCATTGCGGTACAGATTCTGAACATTTCAACGCTGGGTGTTGAGTTTGCTAAAGTATATCCTGCTAATGCTACTAGCTATGCTCAGTTGGCTGCTGACTTAGGTAAATCAAGCTACAACGGCAAGATAGTCATGATTGTATCTAGGGATAATGTCGGTAGAGTGGACGATACTAACCTGAGGTCAGCATTGCGTAGAGCAGGTTCAACAGACCTAATTTACAACACGCTAAACAAGCGAGGCAACAATACATTTGCCTTGATTGGTAAGATAGGTTCAGAAGGCTCAGCCCAAGAATCTATCATGGCTGTTGGAGGTTCAGGCGGTGTCTTTGGTGATTTCGCTCAAGTTTCAGCAGTTTGGAACAACGGCGATTTAATGCCAGGCAGTCAGACACTGATTGACGGCGGTAGGATTACAACCAATTCTATCACTGCTAATCAAATTAGTGTTGGTAGCTTATCCGCTATCTCAGCTAACTTAGGTGATATCAATGGCGGTAGCTTAGACATTGGTAAGGGTAATTTTGTAGTCACTTCACAGGGTAACCTTACTGCTAGAAATGCTGTTATCACAGGCGGTAGTTTAGACGTTGGTGACGGCAATTTCGTGGTTACTCCGCAGGGTAACCTTACTGCTAGAAATGCTGTTATTCAAGGTAGGATTGAAGCTGAATCAGGTTATTTCAACGGCGTAGTCAAAGCTTCGCGCATTGAAGGTGACGTATTGCGATTGCACCGTATGCGTAAGACTGGCGAGCGCACTTGGGAAGTATCTATTCAAACAGATGAAATCCCAACATTGATGAGACCTGATTTTAGAATCTACACGACCAATACGCTAGGTTTCGGGGTAACTCGTTCTAACTTGACGCAAGGAAACCGTTTTCCAGTAGCTCAACTTAAGATAAATGGCGTTGTAATGCCGAAAACAACATTAACAACATCAGAAATAGCAAGCGCAAGCCTTAATAATCCAAACTCCTCAGACAACATTATATTCATAAGCCGTTTAATACATACTTTCAATTGGATGGTGTTGAGACGCAATGTAGTCAATACTGTGGAGATTGTTTTAGGTGAGAATGAAACTCTGGATGTGGATCATCCTATCTTGATGACTTCATATCTTGCGCAATCTGACTCTGAATATAAGGCGTTAATGGGTAGTGTTGTGTGGAAGAAAATTGGTGACCTTCGCAGAGGCACTGCCAATAGTGTGAGCGTCAAAGAAACCATAATAGGGCTTCCTGACAATATCTATGGGGTTAAATTCAACTTCTCCATAGGTAGCTCAGACAACCGTATGGCAGGTTTGGTATGGCGCGACAATAACTTCTCCGAAACGGTGTTGCCGTATTCACATCACGGTAGCATACGTAACGGCTCATATGAGAAGACAAAAGAAACGGTTGTTTACTCATCTAGCATAGTGCTGCAACGTGACGGCGCGTGGGAAGGTCAAACTATCGACCTGACTGATGTCTATGTTTTAGTACCAACTGACAGACAAGTATAGAAGCAATTAGGCTAACAGCTGTAGAGATTTCTTACGAAGTTGCTGCAGCTGTTCTAACCGTTCATAACAAGGAAATATTATCATGGCAAAAGAAATAATTGCTATCCAACACGATATTGAAGACTACAACACTGGGGCTATTGCTGCTTATCATACAATTGATAGCTTGTATATTGATCACAAGAACAAATCAGTTACAGCTACAATTAATGGTTATGTTTCCAAAGCCACATATAAAGCAGGCAAGTCGAATCTTAGTTCAAACACTTTGACGCTTCAAGAACTTCCTGAATCAGGTGACGTTACTCGTCATTGGGTATATACAAAAGCTATTGAATTGCCTCCAGAACAAAGCGTATTCTCAGGCGCAACAGCTATCGAAGCCTAGACGGAGGCTATCATGATGAAAAGGAGTTGATGTAAATGAAACGGATAGACCTTGAGTGGCGCAGAGGTGATGATGAGATGGAGACTTTCGTGTTTGAAATAGACAAGAAGCCTGTTGACTTTACAGGTTGTTCTTTCAACATGAAGATTGTCCCTGAGTATCAGGGAGAGCCGATACTATTGAGCACACCTGAGACGATAGCAGTCAAGGACAACATGGTACAAATCTCAGTCCCTCACCAAGCAACTGAAAATACTTCATGGGATACCGCCAATTATGACCTGCAGATGACTGATGGCACAGGTAGAATCAAGACCTTGTGCTATGGTAGCATAAGCATGTTACAAGATATCACGAGGTAAAAGATGGATGGATGAACAGGGCGAATTTACTGCACGGCTATTGCGAAAGCCTGCAATAAAAGTGAAACTTGACCCAAGGGCTATGCCCTTCAAGCCGCCAAAGAGACCTTCAGATGTTGAGGGTGAAGAACTGCCTGACTTGGCAGATTTGGTATTAAAATACAAACTAGGAGCATTATAGTGGCCACTTTGAAAACACTGTTAGGCAATTTCGCCCAGTTTATCGGCGAAAAGGATAAAGAACTCAAACAAGAACTCGCAGGCAATATTAATACAGCTAAAACAGAAGCGATTAGTACAGCTGCTACTGCTGCTGACGCTAAAATCAATGCAGCCAAAGGTGAGATTCAAACCCAGATTCAGACGGCTGTATCGGCTTTGAAAACTGAATTGATTGGCGGAGCTTCAGAAGAGTTAGACACATTCAAAGAACTCGCTGAGGAACTCACTAAACTGAAAGCAAACGGTAGCAGCGTGCCTGAGTCCTTGCTTACCAGAGTCACTGAAATCAAGGGTACTGCTGACAGCGTCAAGTCTGATATCGACAGTATCACTCTTCAAGAGTTGAAGAACAGCTACACTGCTGCTTTGTCTTAATAGCAATACAGGGTGTGTCCCACCCTGTTTAAGGAGGCTAAAATGAGCTTACAAACAACATTGAACGACTTTTCGGCCTTTCTAGCTAATCAAATTTCAGCTGCTGGGGTATTGAAAGGCGAAGGCAGACCTGATGACAAATCTGAGCTTGCCTCCAAGCCAAAGGGTACATTATACCAAGACAAGCTGATCACTAACGGTGCAGCACTTTGGCTTAAGACTGGTACAAGACAACAAGACTGGACTGTTATTTCGGGTGATACTGGTTGGAAAAATCTGAATATCGTTTCAAAGCTTGGCAATTCTTACCTGAAAGTGCGAAGAATTAACAATACAGTGATGTACCAGTTTGGCGGATTGAGCTGGGGCTGGTTTGGTATTGTAAGGCGCGGTGGCCCAGGGTATAGCGTTCAGCTGTCTGACCGTGAGCGCAATGTATTCATCTTAGGCTTACATCAAGTGCCTGTCGGCTTTCGGTCAGAAGCCAGCTTGATTGGCGGTATCTACAACGACAAGGGTGTCCCATACGGAACATGGTATTTAGGTGGCTCAGGCGATGCTAACATGCTGCGCTTTCAGTTTACCGACCCTATCCCAACTGATAGAGACATTGGCGATATCAGGGTGAGCAATATCGTGTATTTTACAAATGAGCAATGGCCCAGATAGACTCAAATGTTCAGTCTAGTGAGCTGTATTTAATTTAACAAGGAAACATCACATGAACAAAGACGTTGCATGGCTGCAAGAGTGGCTCAATAGCAAGGGTGCGAATCTCAAGGTTGACGGCGTGGGCGGTTCTATGACCCGTGCTGCTTTCATCGCCCTATTCGCAAACAAAGACGCAAAAGCAATCACTCAGGCTGAGCTTGACCAGATTGCTAAGGACTTGGGCGACACTAGCGCAAAACGCATTCAGGCCGTTGCTAAAGTCGAATCTGCTGGTTCAGGCTGGTTCGACTCAGGCTTACCTAAAATCCTGTATGAGCGTCACAAATTTTACAAACACACCAAAGGCCGTTTTGGTACGACCTATTACAGCAATCGCCTGCCTGGCGGTTACACTATGGACGCAGACCATAACGGCATCAATGACTCTTGGGAAAAGCTCGCAACAGCCGTCTGCTTAGACCCGAAAGCAGCATTGATGTCTGTATCTATCGGTAAATTCCAAGTGCTGGGTGAGTATTACGCCTTCTGCGGCTATGAGCACCCGATTGAAATGCTTTGGGCTGCTCGCAATTCTGAATACGCTCACTATACAATGCTGCGAGATTTCATCTTGAAAGTGGCCAATATCAAGCCACAATTCCTCCGACTATCTACCAACCCATCAGACAATATCCCATTCGTATCCCGATACAATGGACCAGCATATGCTAAAAACAACTATCATGTAAAAATTGCCCAGGCTATGCGGTAGCTTAGCAACGGGAGGCAATGCAATTCAATCCATTAGAATAAAAGGAAAATCCAGTGGACTTAGCAAAATTGATTGAGTCTTTGAAGGATTTCACGGTCAAGCGCATACTACTGCTGGCCGTTATCGGTATCGTTTCATTGGTTATTTGGAAGATAGACCCAATCCTGACCTACCTAGCTAGCCGACCGCCCAAACACACGGAAGCACCGCCAAAAACGGTTGAAAAATTGCCTGCGATTATCTATGACTCAACCACTGACATACTCAAGGTTGCGAGAGTAGATACAGACAAACTGTTTCAGGCTGTTGAAAAAGTCGTTACAAACACTAGTTTGCCTGTAACCTCTGTAGCTATCTACAAGTTTGTGCCTGGCAATATTCCACACGAATATCAAGGGCGCGTGTTAGTGTTTTATTGGAACAAACAGATAGGTAACGACCGAGAACAGGCAGAAGCCAAGATTGATGAAATCAACCTGAGATGGCTGCCTATCTGGTCAGGTAAAGATACGATTGAAGAATTATTGGACGGTCATACGACCAAGTCCAAGCTTGTTGACCAAGAATTCAGATTTATCAATTCTAAAGGCCAAGAAGAGCTAGACAATATACCTTCAATCAACCAAGACAGCATGATTCTGGACGGCGTAAAAGGGATTTACCGCTTTCCAATCAAGCGCAATGCTCATATCGTAGGCTACATCTCAATATTTTTGACTGAAGATAATGTACCTGACGCGGATTTGCAGAAATACACTGGCCTGATTTCGGCTAAGACCGCAAGGATGTTAGAGGACAACAAATATGAAGACGATTAACATGTACTTAACAGCATTACTTTTGGTTATCTTATACGGCTGTGGAATACCGATTGAACAACAGACTAACACTCAACCTGTTCATGTTGATAGTAACCGCTGTTTCAAGGATTTGGAGTTATCGAAAGATTCCAACCATCTCAATGAGTTCATCTTCGTGTACCGTATGAAGTATTCATCAGAGATAGCCATGACGAAGGAACTGGTATATTCAAGCCTTGAGGGCAAGTCCTTATGGCGTTCAGACGTCCAAGTGAAAACAAAAGACCCGAAACTACAGGCTGCTATCTTCAACAATCAGCCAACCATTCTCAGGGTTGCTGAGTTAACCAATACTGAAGCACTTGACCTTGAACTTTTACGCAAGAACAACTTAGATTCCCTGTTGGTTTATCCGATTGAAACCAGAGACAACAAGAAGATTGCAGGCGTGATAATCGTAGCCTACAATTGCCACAACTTGGAGCGTGAGATTTCGGCCGAGTATATCTTGTCTATTCCAAAAATGGCTATCAGGGAATCGCTCATCTATGGGTGTAATTAACCATGAATCTTTTGAAAGCGACAGGGAGCGATACGACCTCCCTATCTAAATTCGTGATGTTTGTAGGCCTGATAACGACAACAGGTGTTGTAATTTGGCAGGCCTATCAAGGAACGCTATCAACTGAAATCTTCAGTTGGTACGTCCTCACGACCTTTGGGGCTAACAGCGTGAACAAGGCTATTTCGGTTGCCGGTAAGGTGACTGAACTCAAGCAACTTGTAAGTGCAGGTGTAGTCCCAACAGCAGAAGAGGAAACTCCAGAACCAGCAGACGTTCAGCCTGCGGAGTTTTTCTACGCAACAGGTGTAACACCAACTGAAGAAAGGACATAACCATGTGGGCTGCTATCTTGGCAGCCTGCGGTCGCTTCGTAAAAGGTAACTGGGCTTGGCTAGCAGTTTGCTTCGGCTTACTTGCTTTTGCTTGCTATGAAAATGTTCAGTTAGCTCGCACTATTGATGAGGCGCACCGCAAGGCTGTAGAATGTAAAACTGCTACTGATGAGGCAAATAGACGGATTCTTGATTTGCATAACAAATTGACCTTCCAAAACATGTCTATCAGCGAGTATGAATCACGTTCAAAATTCTTGGAGCTTGAATTGAGCAAGGTTCAAGAAGAGAATCAGGCATTGGCTGAGAAAACTAACAAGACGGTTGAAGAGAAATGGCAGGCCAAGCCGTTCACCTCAAATTGCGAAGCTAATGCAGACATATTGAAAGGCCAAGCAGACGGCCTAGCCAAGAAATGGAGTTCAGACTAATGAAACCGCTTATCGCAATATTAGCAACACTGGCTATGACAGGCTGCGTATCAAAGGCCGTTCATGAAGCAGAAGTGAAGCAACTTACAGTCGAGTTGGAGAAAGTCAAGACGCAGACTGTCGTTGTTAACAAGCCTGTTATCTATTGTCCTGCGCCGAAAATCCCTGCTAAGCCGAAACTAGCTATCCAGTCTATCAGCCCTCAGTCACCCAACTCTGACGTATTGAGAGCATACGGCCAGTCGGTAGAGCAGTTGATTAACTACAGCAACACTCTGCGTCGCAACCTGAAATCTTACGAGGGATTAGACAAACGCCTGAAGGAGCAATAGAATGTATGCCCAAGAGATATTAGACCAGCTAGAACGCGAAAAACGCCAGCAAGAAACGCGCCCTTGTAAGTTTTGCTCAAGCCAACCTGAATTTCATCGCAGTGAGCGACTGATAGTGCTGCGTTGTTCCAAGTGCTCAATGATTGCGAGGGGCTATATCTCCATTGGCTGTATCAAATCAGAAGGCCAAGCAAGAACAGCAGCCCGAAAATTGCTGAGTTCATGGAATGAGAGGAACACATGATTAATCGTGAGATTTTGGAAGTATTTGATAACTGCGAAGGCACTAAGAATCCACTCAAGACTCAATCAGTACTGCTTGAAAGCAAGACGGCTAAGGCTAAAGAGTCATTGGCTGAAGTGACTGCACTGTTATTCCCTGCTGAAAGTAACGATTCCCCCAGACGGCCTCAAGCCTCTGCTCAGGCTTCCTCTTCTGATTCCTCTGCTAACTTGTCACCAAAACAGAAGCTCATCAATGAATTCTTGAAAGGTACAGGCCTTGCTAAACAGCATTTAAGTCGTATCAAGCAAGCTACCAACAAAATCAGCCATGCTACAGGCTTGATTAAGAATTACTCGATTGAGAACATGGCGGATATTCCAACCAAGTTTTCCGTTGTCGGTCAATACATGGCTGACAGAGGGCATGACTGTAACATCGTCAATTCTGTATTTGGGGTAATGATGGGCGGAGGCAAAGCCCTGCTAGAATCCTTAGGGATTGAGACGCAGTTCATTACCGACTTATCAAGCAAGCTCAACGGCTTTGTTGAGTTAGCTAAGAGGGGTGCGGAATACGTCAATGGTGCTATTGAAAGGTTCAATGCACTGGTTGGGGATGTTGAGTCTTTCATTAACAATCTTGAAAGCAGGATAACCAATCTTGAGCAGCTGATCAAAAGTACGATTCAGGCTGAAATAGACAAGATGAAAGAATTGATGATACGCAATCTCAATGCCATGTGGGCTAGGAATTTGCCTGGTTGGCTGCAGAATGATTGTTTCAAGTCAGTCTTGTCTAATGCTTTGTCTGATAAAGTCAGCAGGTTGACTGAGGAACTGCTTTGACAACAATTCAAAATCATGCTAGGCATACAGCCGTCTAGCATCTGCCCCTTCAACCAATCACGGTCAAAGGGGCTTTTTTATTGTGACTAAAATTCTAGCGATTTTAGCTGGGTGCAGAGGGTTGAATGGGAAATGACTTGGTCAGCGAGTAGAAATTTGCTATAGCGTTAAAATAGACAGCAAACTTTCGATTCTAGCGTGATTGGGGAGGGTTCAGCAGACGGTTAAGAAGATTTCAGCAGTCAAGTATCGGATTTTCACTCCTGTTGGGTTAGGGTTCAGACGGCCTAAGCTAAGATTTCATGCTTCAGCAGGCTTGTTTTGATACTTGACTGGCCCATCACACAGCCAGTCAGACGGTTGATTGACTTCAGCAGTCTCATGTTTTTCACTCTCATGGCTTGAAGGGTAAGGATGTGTGATTGAGGATTCTATGCGTGACTGTTGTTTCTCAAGACTCATGTTGTGTAGAATTTATTATAGTTATTAATAATTGGTGATTTTATATTGTATCACATCTATGAGTTTGGAATCGTATATTTCGTGGATAAGTTATTGTTTCTCAATCGCTATTTTTAGACAAAATCCTGTATTTATGTACGGAATCCCAACCGTTACAGGATTCAATCTTCAATTTCTGTATCCCAGAGTCAAGTTTCAACACTCAGCAATTGGCTTTGATTTTCTGTTTTCGGCCTTCTCAATCTTGCTAGCAATCAGTCTGGATATTAACGATTTCAGTCATCACTCAGGTCAGGGATTCTCTTGAGGGGCTGATTGTTTCTCAGGCCGTCTGATTCCCTTATGTATGATTGAGGTCAGACGGAGGACTGCTGAGAATGAAATCACGCTAGAAGCGAAAATTAGACAGTTAGGATTTTGAAACAGATAACGACTTGGGCAAAGATTCTAAAGTGTCTAATTTTCGAGATTTGCTGGGTAGGAATTAAGTTTAGCATTTCTTGTAGGACTGCTCAGCAGGTATTATCGGATTTTATCATTCATGCTAGTCGTTTCTCAGTTTGCTGGGGCAGGGTTCAGTCGGTCGGATTTCGGTTCATGCTGATTGAGGGAGGATACATGCCTGCTCTCACGGCAGTCAGTCCTCAAGTCTCATGCTTGTTTGTTAGATTAAGGGTTGACTGATTTTGTTCTCAACTCTAGCTTGCTACACTCACACAGCAAGCAGAGATTTCAATTTTCCAGTCTCATGGCTTGAGGGATAAGGTTGAGTGATTGAGTCAGTCTCATGAATTGAGAGCTGAGTGATGTCAGGGGTGTTAGAAGATATAATATCTATATAATAATTGTTGTGTGTATATTGTATCACATCTATGACATTGAAATCGTTAATTTCGTTGGTAAGCAATTGTTTCAGCAGAAGAATTTTTAGCCAAAATCTTGGACTTATGTACGGAATCTTGTAGGGAACAGGATTCATCTTTCAAGTCTCAACAGCCAGTAGCAAGTTTCATCAGTCAATATTGGATGTTGTATCTTCGATTCCTATTGTTGCTTGAGCAGGGGTTCAGGCGGTCGGATTTCTAGGTTGCTGCTTCAGCAGGGTAATGAATGATTGTTTTCAACTCTAGCCTGCTCATCACACAAGCAGGCAGACGGAGGAATTCCTTGAAGCTGGGATTTCATTCTCATGGCTGTTTGAGGGAGGAATCAGGGCTGTTAGAATTTATTATAGTTATTAATAATTCGTGATTATATATTGTATCACATCTATGACATTGAAATCGTTTATTTCGTTGATAAGTTCCTAATCCGTCAGGAAAATTTTTATCCAAAATCTTGGACTTATGTACGAAATCTTGTTCCCTACAAGCTTCATCTCTCAATCGTCATCAATCAGCCTCAAGTTTCATCAGTCATTGATTGATTTTGCTTTTCAGCTTTCGGTTGTTGCATGAATGCTGCTAATCAGTATTGATATTAACGATTTTCAGCACTCAATCGTCATTCGGTCGGAGGGTATCCCAACAGGGTTGAGATTCGATTCTTGCCTGCCGCTCATCAGTCAGGCAGAACAGTCTCATGCTTCAGCAGTCTTAAATTTCTGTTTTCCTTCTCATGGCTGTAGCAGTCTCATGGATGTTGGGGATTGATAAGAGTGAGGGGGGGGGGCTGATTTCCTGTTCATGGTTGTTAGAAAGATTTATTAGTTATATAATACCTGGGTGTCGTTTATTGTATCACATCTATGACATTGAAATCGTTAATTTCGTGACTAACTCGTTATAAAATCAGGGAAATTTTTAGCCAAAATCCTGTCTTTATGTTCGGATTCCCAGTAGTTACAAGCTCCAGTTCTCAACCATTGCTGTTCAGTCTCAAGTTTCAACACTCAGCAATTGGCTTCATGATTCCGTCTCAATCACACCCTCAGGCCGTCTGATTTTGTTCTCATGCATGACTGATTCTCCTTCTAGCTTGCTCACACTCACACCGCAGGCAGAACAGTCTCATGTTTTCAGTTTCGTTGTTTCAGCAATCTCATGCTTGTCTGTTTCCGTTTCTTAGGCCGTCTATTCTTCTGATTGATGATTCTCAGTCTCATGTTTTCAAGGATTCCATGCTCATGGCTGTTGATTCTCCAGTCTCAGTCTCAGGGGTGTGTTAGTGTTTGTTGTTTCTTCTATTAGATATATTAATACTTGTGGTTGTGTATTGTATCACATCTATGACATTGAAATCGTTTATTTCGTTGATAACTCGTTGTTTCGCAATCACTATTTTTAGACAAAATCCTGTCTTTATGTTCGGATTCCCAGTAGTTACAAGAAGCAATCATTGCAAAATTGAAAAACACGCTAGAAGCGAAAATTAGCCACTTTGTATCTTGAGTCAAGCCGTTATCTGGTCAGAAGTCCTAAACTGTCTAATTTTCGATTCTCGCTGTCGCAGAATCCCGATTAGGCCGTCTTGAATACCGTATCAGTAAATAGACGCAAAAAGAAAAGCCCAGCACTCTTAATCGAGTGTTGGGCTCAGGGTCATACGGTCGGATTAGCGTGTGAAAGCGTCATAAGCTGCAACTGCGCCTACTGCGATAACACCTACAAGGGTGATGACCCCAACAATAGCAAAAAGCAGTGTAAACATTTCAATTTCCTTTCAAGTGTAAATTTGTTTGTATGTATTGACGATTATTCGCCAACTTTAACATAAGTGCAACCAATAGAGCTTACAGAATAGTGCTTGCCTTCTTCGTAAGGTCGTTCAAATTTGAAGATACCGTGTTTCTCTGTCAGACGGTAAACAACGCCGTAGTCAGTATCGCCACACACAAGATGATATTTGTAGTTCAATCGGGTTTCTTGAAAGTGGTGTTCACCCCAGAGGAACAAGACTGCTAAGCCTACCAAAGTGACCAGCATGATGAATAAGTCCATATATGCTCTCATGTTGTCCTCCTACAGACTTTCATTTTGCAGCTTAGACAGAGCGGTGTCAAACTCGTTCATTGCTTCGTATGATTGGGTGCTGAAATTGTTACCAATCCAGTTGATTTTTGGAATGAACTTCTTGTCGAGATTTCGGCTCGCTTTTGCTAAAGCAACCAGTTTCTCATACAATTCTTTATCAACAGTCACTTGCGGTTTCATGATGTTTCCCTCTTAGGATTCGATTGGGGTCAGGCTTTGGCATACTGCAAAGCCGTTGTTTCGGACTAGCCAGCTAATGTTTTCTACAACCCATTCGGACAGGCGGAAAGTCCGCATTTGCCCTCGCAGGATTTCTAACAGTACCAAGTCGTCATGCTGTACTTCAATCAGTTTCACGTGTCGGCCATTCGGCAGGGACATAAACAGGTCGGTTGTATCCTTAGACAGCCAGTCCAAGAAGTCGATTTCGTCTTGGGCTTCAGTCTCAAAATACGCCTGCTTTGCGTCGTCAATCAGGGCTTTGAATTTCAGTAGAATCATTTGATGTCTTTCTCGGTCAAATCATATTCAGCCAGTTCAGGCTTGTTAGGGCAAGCAAATTTTACAGGGCTGCTTGCTTGGCGTTGTACGCATTCTTCGTGTTGGGCTAATTGCTGTTTGTAGTCTTGAACGTCAGAGGCTTTCAGAGCAGCTGTACCAGCGATAGCGAAAATGACTGCACCCACAGCGATAAAAAGAATAGATTTCATTTTTGACTCCAGAATTAGTTGTTGTATAAGGTATTATCTCAGTCACCAATCTTAATTTTTAATCTAAAATCGGCCTCTGTATAATTGAATATCGCAGAGGCCAACTTTAATTTTTATCATTGGTCGTTCCAGCCTTGCATCAGCCATTCAACGACTAAAGTGAGTTTGGCGTCCATTGTCGCCCATATGTATTCAAACATGGCTATCTTTCAGATATTGACGCTTGGCTGCTAGCAGATTCCTGAAGATACGGCGTACAGAGTAAGCTTGAATCGTCTTGCCCTCTTTCGTCTCACCAATCTTGCGCATGAGGGCATGATGTACCCTCACGGCCTCAAAAGCTAGGTCATCATAGCTTGAAGTAGGAGATAAGTCAGCAACTATCAATCCAGACAACCTTGCTCGCATAACAGGGTCAAATGAAGCAGCGTAGCGGATAGAATCGAAGCCTGAGTCAAATATGTATGGCTCAAGGCTCGATTCCTTAGGCCTTCAGGCTGGTTGCTTCAACCCAAACAGGTAATAGCCTACAGCATTGTAGTACTCAGCCTGTTCTTTCGGAATCTTGAAGAAAGGGTCAGTAATGTCCGACAGGAAATATGCTCCACCGCCGACAATAAACAGGTTGTCAACCTTGTCTAAGATGTCGCCAAACTGGTCTTCAATGATGACTTTCAAATTCTCAATGTAAGCTAATTTTGCTTCTTGGATGAAGCTTGCTACTTCATAGCTCACACCTCTGCGTTTGAAGCTGCCCTCGTTCAGGATTTGTCGGGCTTCGTTTACAGTCAGATTAAGGCCGTGCGCTTCCTTGAGTTTTTCAACCAATGCAGAAGCGATAACGATTGCTCCCTGTTTCTCAATACCGCGCAGCATATTGGCTGAGGTCTTGCCGTTAACAACGTGACATACGTCCAAAGTATTGAACCCGATATCACATAAGACGTAGTTCAATTGCGGGTTGAAGTCTTTGCTGACTTGAGGGAATGTCGCACCGTATCTGTCGATAGTCAGCTTACTGGCTGCGCCTTGAGGTAATACAATCACTCGTACATCCTTGCCTAAGCCTTTGAACAGGTTTTCCACCGTCTCTTTGTAATAGCCTGAATTGCTAACTTGGGCGATTGATAAGCCCAAGACAATGATATCAGGCACGGAGATGTCCAAGTCCTTGATTGCTTTGAGTAGGAACAGCGGTGTCGCTTTCTCAAGGCGTGAATAGTCGGAGATGTCGATAATGGCTGAGTTTTGAATACCTAATGCTGCATCACCAACATAGAATGAACGGCCTTCGTGCTCAATCAAGTTCACGTCATTCACCAGCGCATTCTTTTCAACTTGTGCAACGGCTGAGGGAAACTTGAAGATGTTTTTGACGGAATTGCTGTCGCCATAGACAACTTTTACATCGCCAAAGCCAGTATCAACTGCTAAAATATTCATATTGTTTTGCCTTTCGTTTAAACGGTGAAATTCGCCATGCCTTTGTCAATCTTGGCCTCACGCTGATTGCCTTCTTCGCCCTCAGTTGACTCGAAGTAGTCATCTTTGACTACTGCTTGTTTGCCTTGAGGCTTGTAAGCTGCAACAGGCTCGTCAGGTGCCCCCTCGAAGTTTTCGGCCTTATGACTATGGCTTGTAAGGGATACCCCTGGTGCAGTTTTGATTGTACCGCCACGGACAGTCGTTGACTGCCCTTGTCGTACAAACTCGATATTGATGAACTCGACATTGTCTTCGCATTCAATCGTGACTTTCATGTTGCTCCTTTCATAGTTTAAACCCTGTAATAATCAAAATTGCGAGAATACAAGCTACATTCATGCCGCATAACGCCCAGTAAGCCGTTGACCATTTCGATTTGACGGCTATGAAGCTGAAGATTGCTGCATAAATCGAATGTAGCAAGAGTAAGAGGTACAGCATGGCCTCAGCCTTTCAAGATTTCGTTGAATTCCGCCTCAGTTACAATCTTCACACCCAGCTTGCGGGCTTTTACAGCCTTGCTAGATTGTGCGTCTTTGTCGTCTGTCACCAGATAATGGGCTTTGTTGATAGCCACTTCTGCTACCTTGCTACCCCAGTCAGCCAGTAATTGATTGCGCGGTTTGCTTAACTTACCAGTCAGAGTAACCGAGATTTCGGCTTCCTCTTTCTTAGCAACTTCAGCCAGTACAACGTTGAAACCAGTCTCAAAGGCGGATTTGATAAAGTCAAAATTCTCTTCAATAGACTTAGCAGGCACGTACGTAGGCAATTCAGCTTCCAGTTCCTTCGGCAATCGGCCTAATTCTTTCAGGCTTGTGAAGAAGTCTTGACCGACTTCAGCATAATAGGCGTTGATAATGGCGGTAGTAGTCTCACCGACGCCATTCAGGTTCATTGCTTGCAAGAATGTAGGCAATGTAATTGTCTTGAGGTTATCCAGCAGTTCATTTCCGCGTTGTATGAATGCGGGAGTCAAGACGGCTTCCAGATTGCGGCTATCAGAGTCAACCAGATTCTTCAGGGCTTGTAGGGTAGTCAGCTGAAAGTGCTCAATCATGGCGTCAATCTTAGCTTCAGCGAAGCCGAAAGGCGCAACAGCAGTCATCAAAGCCTTAACCATGACTGCTTCGCGGTCGAGTTCATAGGTCAGGTGAACGCCATCCCATTTAGTCGGTTTGCCGTTCCATGTTGTAGGAATGATTGCTTCGGTAGATTTGATTGTACCGCACCAATCAGGAATGACTTCATTGGCTTTGGTCACTTGGATGATTGAGCCTTTGCCGATGTTGTTTTCCAAGATAGCTTTGAAATTGAAGCCAGAGCACAAGCTGATAACGCTACCAGACATTTCAGTCGGTTGAATACGGATGACTGGAATCAGACGGCCTTTGTCGGAGGCGTTAATCTCAACATCTAACACTTCGCATTCATACACTTGAGTAGGAAATTTGACGGCATAGCTGGAGCCATCGGCGTTTTGAATAACAACACCGTCAGTCAAGAACGCATACGCATATTCAGGCTTGTAGTAGTTGAAGAGGCTATCTCCAGAGGTGCGGTCAAGAACCGCTCCAGCGATAAACCGTACAACGTCAAAATCTGCTGTTAATGCTTGTTTCCGCTCAACTGCGTCACCAGCAATATCAGTCTCATAAGCGACAAATTCAATCAGCTCATTCAATTCATTCGGCTTGGCCGTATTTGCAAGGCCTGCTACCATATTGCGCACGTTAGCATAGCCCTCAGCCAGTCGGTCTTTTCGGATTACCAGTTCACCGCGCACCCAACTAAGCTTGCCTGCTAACTCTTCGCTTAACTGCTTCGGAATGTTCGCTTTCGGCAGATTCGCAGTAACATCATATCCGTATTGCCCGTCATTTCGGGTCAAGACATATTTCAGACGGCCTTTGTCGTCATAATACACAACTGCTGAGATTCCGTCCAATTTTGAAGATACGCAGTCAACCGCTTCTGTATCGGTAGATTCAGCCCAAGCAGCCATCGATTCATGTTTGCGTTTGCTTAACGAACCAACCGTGAAGGAGTGTTTGTACTTCTTGAGGTGACTACCAGATTCAGCTTTGTCGCCCCAACCAATCGTCAAGACTTCTGAATCGGGCTTTTCGGCTCGAAGCTGCTCAACCAAAGCGTCAAATTCAGCGTCAGACATGATAGCTTCGCCATTGTAATAGGCTACAGCTGCCTGTTTGATTTTGCTTTCTAATGCGTTCATATAAAATCCTAGTGACAGGGATGATACCTTATAATCGTATCAACCAATTTTAATTTTTCGCAAAAACAAAAGCACCCAACTCAAAGGAATCGGGTGCTCAGCTATCTGGTTATTTGCTACACGTGTTTCGCATGCTTTCTGAGTACATGTCGTAGTCAGGAGTGACTGTAATCGTGCTGCCTTCAGCCGTCTGAGAGTAGAAAGGATACTGCACTTTCATGTCTGCTAAGCAGCCTGTCTTCAGCAGTTGAACGGTTACATGGAATTCAGTCTTGAACCCCATGCTTTCGGCTCGCTTGTAAATCACTTTAGCAGGTTGAGCTAGTTCAGTCAGTTGCTTCTGGAAGTATGTTTCAGCTTTATTGGCTGCAAAACCTGTCAAGACAATGATGACCAAAGCAGCGATTAACGCTGTGATTGGGCGGTCTTTTCGGACTAAGAGAAAGATTGCAAGGCTTACGGCTGAAACTGCACCGATAATTCCGATTGCGCCCCATACGCCGTTAGGATTGAGAATCATGTTGTTACTCCTTTGTTAGGTTGACTGGTTACTTCTTGCAAGCGTGTTCCAAGGCTTGTTTGTAAAGTGGGAATGTAGGTCTCACGGTCATTGAACCGCCCTCAACGGCCTCCCTGTAGGAGTTGTAGGTCACTAGCATGTCTGACGTGCAACCATTCTTAAACACTAGGGTCAGATAATACCTGTTACCGTATCTTGTAGGCTCAGCCCTCTTGTACTTAACAACCGCTGATTGGGTCAGAGCAGTCAGTTTAGACTGAAAATGCTTTTCAGCGCGCTCACCCAAGAACCCAACAGTTGAGAAGACAATAATGAAAGAAGCTACCGCCAAGAGTGGCGTGTCTTCTACAAAATACAGTGCTGTAAAGCCAGCGGACAAGAAAGATAGGATAAAGAATACAAGCCATACTCCTTCAGGATTGAGAATCATTTTAAACCTCCCTCGTGTAATGCAAGAAATTGCCGCCCAACTCTAGCTTGTAATGTCGGGTCGTTTCAGGAGCGTTAGCTAAAGCAAGAGCAATAAAAAGGTAACAGTCTTCAGGCAGGGCAAGGATTGTATCCTCATGCGCTAGGTACACTTTGTTGCCTGACCTTTTAAGGGATTTGATTGACGATACCGGCACCATATGTACCTCGTCAGGCGTAATTATGTAAAGCACGCCATTATTTACTTTGGCTGAGTATGGAATATCCATTTAAATGTCCTTTTCATCGTAAGGTAGTGATTTCTGCACGTTTTGATAGGCCTTAACAATGGCTAGGTACATTTCCTCAGGGAATGAAGCTTTTGCGTATTTGCCCCAGTTCCAATATTCAATCTCGGTCTTGCCTTTCGTCAATTTGATTGTTTTGATACATGAGGCATAGAACCGCGTTGCGCCTTTCTCCGTAAATACCATGAGAATGTCGTCATCACTACCACGCATTTGTATATAAGTTGCGTAAGGCAAGGAAATTGGAGTTGTAGGCTCAGGTGCTTTCTCAATTTTAGCCGATTCAACCACTGGTCGGTTAGTCGCAGGCGCGTGAGATAAAGCTTCGGCAATCATAGCCTAGTATTCTCTAGACAGCTTTACGGTTGAGCGACTGCGTGCGGCATTCGTATAAGTGACCCAAGTCTCGTCACCAGACATAGACAAAGTGATTGTTTTGGCTGGGAGGGTATACAGGTATGTAGGCGTAGCAATCCAGAGCCAGTTATTGTTCACTTTCGCATAAGGAGGATTCAACATTTCTCGGTTTCCTTTCTTCGTCACCCTCCCAACATCTGTAAGACGTCAGGAGGGATTACAGTCAATATTTCGGCTTATTGACGAATTTTCACGGTAGCAGGTACAGGAGCGGCAGGCACTTCACGCACTACAACCTCTCGTACAACTTCTTTGACTACAACAGGTTGAGCAGGAGCTTTAGCAACACCGCCAAATACATAGCTCAGGCCGATAGCTGCGCCGAAATTACGGCGTGTGTCGTAGTTCAGGCCTGCCTTAGATACCCAACGACCGCTTTCAGAGATATGGCTAACGCCGACAGCAACTGCGCCCTCATGTTTGAAACCACCGACACCCATACCAATGGATGACTGGCCTGGTTGATAAGCTTGAGGGATGATAGCAATAGCATTCGCGCCTGCTACGCCAGCACGGGCTTCACGGCGTTGGTCGTGCAAAGCTTTCTCAAAGCCGTCTTGACGCGCCAAGAAGCCTTCAGTCAGTTTCTTCAGTTCAGCAATCTGAATATCTTGCGCGGTATTCCAATTGGTTTGCTGGTTGTTGTACTGGGTAGCAATAGCTTGTACCGTTTCAATCTTGGCTGAATTTTGCTCAATACGGATGGTGTTGTTAGATACCTGACCTGCAACCGCGTACAGCTGAGAACCGTTCACGGCATCAGTAGAAGTCTCAGTCACTCGACCAGCGGCAACATTTTGCAATTGACGTTCATTACCTTTAGAACCGAAAGAAGCAGCAGAAGACGGACGATGACCGGCAAATGTACCATAGGTCACACCGTTGACTTCGGCCTTAGCAGTTTGGGTGACGGTAGTGGTTGTAGAACCAAAACCGACAGCCACGTCTTGATAATTCTTCGCATGGGCGTTAGTACCGATAGCAGTTGAGAATCGGGATTCAGCCGTCGCACCGCTACCAATAGCGGTTGAAGACTGAGCCTTAGCCACGGAGGCTTGACCGACAGCAGTTGAATAACCGCCCAAAGCATTAGCGTGTTGACCGACTGCTACTGATACTTCACCTTTCGCAGTAGCGTGCGAGCCGAAAGCCGCAGATGCTTTACCCTCAGCCAGTGTAGCTTTACCGACCGCTGTTGCGCTGTTACCAGTCACGCGTGAACCGCTACCAATAGCAACGGTCATGTTTTCTTCAGAGTAAGCCTTGAAGCCTGCTACCACGTTCATGTTACCATAGCTTTCGGCTTGCTGACCGATTACAGTTGAAACTTTACCGCCGATTCGATTGTCTCGACCGATATTCACGTGAGATTGGCCGACAACGAATTGGTCATGCCCCAAGATTACATGGCCTGAGCCATATACTTCAGTCTTGCCAGTAACATTGACGATGTTTTCGGCCAATACAGGCATTGAGACGGCTGCAATAGCCAGTGCGATTACAGATTGTTTCATAGGTGTTTTCCTTTCGGGTTAATAGAGCACCTTGCGGTGCAGGATTTTTAGTCGGTTGTAATAACCATGCCTTTTCGGGCTGCTTCGCCAAGATACCCTTGATTTGAGTTAACATGTCTCAGGTAACTGTCGGCTTTCTTGTAGAACGCTTCAAACAACGCAACTACAAGCTCCCTTTGAGTCTTGCGGGCTTCGTCCAGAGGTGGTGAGAAAAGGTTGTAAATATGGCCTATAGCTTCTGTCATATTTTCCGTCATACCCCCTAAGGCCTTGAATAGCACTTTGCCGTCTTGAAAAACTACAGGCCAGCTTGAGCCGTCATAAGGGTTAGCCAGTACCATGAATTGCTTCATAGAATTGATAGTACAACCGTTAATCTCCAAACGCGGTATGTCCAGAATGACCTCACCGCTGATAATAGAATTAACAATTTTGCAAGACACTTGCGCTTGGTCTCTGAGGTTAGCCCCAATTAACATTGCACCTCGATAGGCTCGTGAGCTTCCTGCTACATGACTGCTGCTTACATCTGAACTGTTAACTTCAGCAAAGCCCTCGATAGTGCTGCGCTGAACGATACTCTGGTTAACTACCATTGAACTGCCTTGTACCGTTGAATTCTCACGGACAATCGAATCAATTACAGCAGCACTGTTTCGGATTGTACTGCCTTGCACCAGAGCACGGCCTGATAGGCATGCATTGTCTAAAACCTTAGCACCCTCAATCGCGGTTGCGTCCTCAAAAATCCATGACTCACCCTCAGGGGAAAGAACCTCAGGGCTATCAACAACACCGCCGATTGTTCCTTTCGGGATAAAGCCATTGATGTCCTTGAGGGCACGGATATAGTATCGGCCACTGACGTTTGTATGATTGAGTGAAATCAATTCATACTTGTCGCCAACTCGACAACCATGATATTCACCGTTACCCTCTTGTATGCATTCATGCATGATTAGTTTAGACATTTCATCTCCTAGTGATTATACAAGCAACCGCAAGTATGCGTCCAACTCTTCTTTCGGCATTTCGGGATAATCGTCAAAAGATTTGATTGACTTTGAGTGTTCAGCACACCGATTATTCCAATAAACCTTGTCATTGCGAAAGAGGATAAAGGCCGCAGTTTCACGTTTACAAACATCACACCGTGAAAGCATGCTTCTGATTTTAGTTGTCATAATTTGAACTTTCAATTAACTCGCATGAGCGATTCTAAACCTGTTACGGCCTCTTGCTCTTGCGCTTTCTCTGCGGCTTCAACGGCTTTCGCACCCGCCACGAAGATTGCGAACATTTGAGCGGTATCCAATTTGCGATAAGCAAAGAAGTCACCGCGCAGAGGATGTTCTGCTTGCTCTTCTTCAGTCATGGCGTAGTATTCCAGTTGAATCTTAGGGTCAAATCCCCACTCTTCTGCTTTACGCACCATGAATTCCTCGAAGGCTTCCAGATATTTGTTAACGCTCAAATCGTCCATGATTAAGTTCCTTATTAAGAATTGGTTGTATAAGGTATTACTCCCCGCAACCAATCCTAATTTTTAAATCTAGCTAAATCTCGACAATATTGCTTGTAGCGTATTCGCAACGATAGTCGGTATCTAACTGGATGAGTTTGTCGTCTGTATCTCGTACACGGCCTAACAAATCCTTGCCGTCTTTTTGCAAGTAGATTGGCCGAGTCATATAGAATGCAACCTTGCCCCCTGTCAGGTTAAGACGGTTGCTGTTGCCGTCCAAGAACACTTCACAGTTACTAACCGCATTGATAGTGCTGCTATCCCCAAATGAGATGACTGTGTTGTTAGCCCCAGTGACTGTATTGCTGTGGCCTACCAGAATAACAATGCAATGATTGCATTTGATGTCGTTTTGATGGCCCATACAAATAATCAGATTGCCGAAAGCCTCTTGACGCGCATCCAAGTCTTGCTCGTCACCCGAAAGGATAACAATGTTGCTTTCGCCTTTCAATCGTAAGCTACTTGCGAAGCCTCGCAGGGATATAATGTTGCTCTTAGCTTCCAATTTCACGTCTTGGTCGGCAACTGGGAAAGATATAGTATTTGGAAACATACATTGTGTGCTTACTTCGTCCTCAGATAAACTATCCTTGCCGTCATGGAATGTTTCGGTGATGCTCTCTACAATCTCTGTGCGCTTCTTATTGCGAACGGCATCGATTGCAAAAGCTGTAAGGAAGTCAATAACAGGCACAGCACCTAATTCCCAGAAGGCCGATTGAACGAAAGATTGAATACGGGCTGATTTCGCGTATCGTAACAAAAACCATTTACGGAGATTGTAATGCGCTCCGCAGGCATAGCGGAACATGTCTTCAGCGTCAACCCAAACAGCAGTTTCTAGTTTCATGATTTAATCCTTATCAAAGAAGTTCTCAAGTGTTGCGACATAGACGCAAACTAAGCAATTTGAACCCTCAATGAAGTCATACCAAATGATTGCGTTGTAATCGCCGTATTTTCGGCGGAATTCATCTGCGTCTTTGCATTGACGGGCATTGTAGTCATCGTCATACCAGTTATACAGGTCACGGGCTTGCGCCATCATCGTATCAACGCAGTCAATATGATATATGCTACCGTTCAGCATGTACAAGGCTTGCCACCATTGCATTGTTTTCTCCTAACGAAAGCCTGCTTGGGTGTAGGCCTTTGACTCTTCCTCAGTTACATTGGGCTTGAAGAGGTCAGGATTTGCGCCTTTGTCCGCATATTCTTTCAAGAGATGACCTAGCGTAAAGCATCCACCGTTGTAAGAGACAATTGTGTCGTCTTGAAGAGGAATCACACCGCTACAATCGGCTAATGAGATAGCACCCAATTCACGGCCTAAGAATTTGAAACTGCCACCTAATTGTTGAATAGAATGGAATATCAAAGCAATAACTTCGTACAGTGTAGGATTGTCTGAGAAAAATTCTGGGTCTTTCAAGTAGTCAATCAGTTCATCGCAGCTTTCGCCTTGAAAATCTATCCAAACGAAGTGCTGAATAAAATACAGAGAAGCAGTACCAGTTTGCGCTTTGAAAAATGATGACGTCATCATATCGTCCAGACGTGTCTGGCCTGTAATCGGGATTGTTTCCATGTTTTGTACTCCAGTTGAGGATTGGTTGTATAAGATGTTATCTCATGAACCAATCCTAATTTTCGGCTAACTTTCTGGGCTATTCTTGAAAGTGATAGTAATTATAGCTAAAGATTCTAGCGCAGCCATCAAAAGAGATAACACTGTTAGTGCCTTGAACTTCGTTGTTTTGCCCGACTAGAATAATTCTGTTATCGTTACCCGCAATCATGTTATTATTGCCAGTGCAGATAATTAGGTTACCTTCACTCTTGTTACCAGCCACAAGGTCTTGAGAATTGCCACTAAGAACAATGATATTGTCTGTACAATCTCGAAGTGCAAGCCTGCTTTTATGACCTACCACAACTGCTACACTGCCTTCGGCATACAAGTTTATCTTTTGCTCGTCCACAGGGAAAGTCGCAGAATCGCAAACCAATCGCATATTCTCATCAGGCTCAACGCAAAACTCGCTACCTGCGCCTATTGTATCGGCAATTGCACGGATTGCTCGAATTGCGGCTTCACGCTCTCCTTCATCCTCGCAACGGAGTGCTTCAATTGCGTATGCCTGGATAAAATCCGCAACTGCAATAGCATTGACCTCAAGGAAACCGCCCCAAGTCACCATATGAATGCTAACTTTTTTGTCCTCGCCATAGCGTTTCACGAACCACTCATGCAGGCCTTTAGAAAGACGTTTTACATCTTCGGCATTGACTCGTACCGGTGTTTCAAATTTCATGATTGACTCCAGTTTAAAAGATTGGTTGTTTATAATGTATTATCTCCACAGCCAATCTTAATTTTTCGGCTATCGGAAAAATTTTTGACTAGTCACGGAAAAACATTCCGTTGCTCTCGAAGAAGTCCCAATGCAAATAGCTATCCCAGACACCCTCCCAGTCGATGTTATCCGCAATGTAATCGGGCAGCAGTTTGAGTGTGCTTTCGTTATCTTCGCAGTATTCTTGAGCAAATTCACCTTTGCTTGAGTATTTGCCGGCATATGCGTCAGTAGCTTCCTCAAGGCTGAGAATGCCTGTGTTCTCAAAATACGCCATCATAATGGCACGGTCATCTGTTGAGGCCTCTTCATACTCGCAAAGCTCGTCAAAATATTTTGCAACGCTTAGGCCGTCTGGGAGGTCATCAGTTTCTTCGATGCCACCTTGAGCTTCAATTTCTTCATAGTTGCTGAAGTCATTCAAATCATACCATTCGCCGTTGACTTTGATAGACATTATTGTTCCTTTCGGGATAGGGTTGTTTATAACTGTATATTACACTCACCAGATTTAATTTTTAGCGCGTGGGCGTACAATTTCACTTATCACTCGACCAAAACGGACATGGTCCAGATAGCTGACTCTGAAACCGTCATCTTCAAAACGTTTGCCCAACTCTTCATGATTTACATCTTTGCCGGCATGAACCCAAGCATAAGCAGCCCAAGTTTTCGGAAAGCTATCTGTTCGGTCAACTTCAACCACCTCTTCATTTTCGTCACGGTCAAACCAAAGAACACACATTTCAACTTTATGACCTGGCTCTGCGCCTCGAATAGCTTTTGTGATGGTGTTGTACACGGTATCGGTAATTTGTTGGGACATTTTAGTTTCCTTTTGAGATAGGGTTGTTTATAAGAGTATATCGCATGACCCAATCTTAATTTTTAACAAAAATAAAAGCCCGATTAGTCAAGTCTAATCGGGCAACGCGGTCGGAGAATCCGCTAATCGTCATGATTGAGGAAAGTGGATGATATACGCAACGCTTTCCGCTGACGGTCAATATCCTCTTGGATGAAGTATCGCAAAGAGAAAAAGAGGTCGTGCGAAAGTAGCATTTGACGCTCTTCCTTGACTAGCAAACCGCCAATCACCCAAAAGATAGCCGCAATGCATAAGCCGATTACTCGAAAGCAAGCAGCCAGCAGATAGACAGCCTCGCTAATCATCCAAAACAAACCGCCTGGAATGAAGATGATAATTGCTATCAATTTTGCAAGATTGTTAAGCATGTCCTACTCCTCAAGCTTCAAACGTGAAAGTTGAGGTCTTTTCGGTCTCGGCTATCTTCAAGGCGGTTGAGATGATATGCTCCTCACGCTCGCTGATGAGTCTTGCGTTCAAACTGGTCCAGCCATTAACATAGGCTGTATAAAGCAAGTTGTAAGGCATGTCTTCAAGCTCGCTAGGCTCGATGCTCTTGATAGCGTTCAAGTCAATCCAGAATCGGGGTAATTGCAATACGTCATTCTTAACAAAGAACGTCTCTTTGTCTGGAATGATAAAAGCCTCCGAAACTGGCTTGCTCAGCCAGACAACCAACGGTACAGCCACTACAAAAAGAGTCAGCAGGATTAGCAAGCTCAGGCCTAAAGCAGTTGACCAAGACAGAATCCCGTCAATGCTTGAGTAGATGTAAATGGCTGTAATGGTTGCTAGTGTACCAACGCAAAAGCCAAGAAAGCCTCCGAAAGGCAGTTTCATCACGATTTATCCTTTCCGTTGAGTTGCTCTTCAATCAATTTCTTGACTATTGCTGTAATACTCAAGTCATCTGGCCGAATTTCGCTTACTGCGCCAACACGGACAATTGGTTTAGTCTCAGTCTGCTGATTCTCGTGAACTCTTTTATTACAAAGTCGGTCTAGCTGTTCCGTTGCACCTTTTGGGATAGTCAACCCTTCAAGTGGTGTGTTAGGGATAGATGAGACATTAGTCTTACCCTCCGCTACAGTAGCCCAGAAAAGTAAAGTTTGAGTTATCACGTCAAATGTGTAGTATGAACGGCCTGCTTTTCGGTCGTGCTTTTGATGCTTCTCCCAAGTCTTGTAGAATTTATTGTATTTTAATAACAAGCCAACCAAGATTGAGGGCTGCGTAGCAATGACCTCTCTAGCTAACAAACACAGGGCTTCTTCGGCTCGCTCACCACGTTTCTTCATCTTCTTGAACGCCTTTGAGTCAGTCTTGATTGGCTCTTCAGAAGCTGGGAAGTCAGGTGCATCTTTTTCGGAGGTCGGAAAATCTACATAACACGGCATGTTTATTGCTCCTTATCAAGGTTGTGAATCGGCTCGTTTTTCTCACCCAAACCTAAAAGTTCAGTCATCAAAGCATGCAAGAGTTTGCCTTTGCCCTTGTACTGAATGAAAGTGCGAGTGGCTTCATCTGACTTCGGCTTGTATTGATTGACGAAGTACCATTGCTCTCCATCAATATCGTACACTTTGCTAACGCTCTGGATATTGTGTAAACCGCCTCGCACTTTCTCCCAGATAGCGTCAACACCTGAGAAAGTGGCTGTGACTTTGCGTTTCGGTTTAGCTTTCGGCTCAATCTTTTCCTCAGGCGGAATCGTGCCGCAAACTACCAGCTTTTTGTTTCGCTCGTCAAACAAGACGCAATAGCCGTCTTTGAAGCCCTTGAGGTTTTGTAGGCCTTTCCAGACTTTCAAGAAATATTTGTCTTTGCCTAACAGCTCAGTCAAGATTGCCCTGTCTCTTTTGAAAAGAACATCACTTACCAAAGCCAGTGTTTCTTCGGCCTGCTCTTTTGCTTTGATTAGGTCATCTACAATTTCCTGAGGGATTTGGCGTGCGGTGTTTTGGGTTCAGCTTTCGGCTCGCTCTGGCTAGCAATGATATGCTTTTTGCTATCCAGTAGCTTGCGGGCAATCTTGCCGTTGTTTCGTCTTGAATCGAAACGGATAACATGAGGTTGCTTACGCAGGGTTGTAAAGCCAATCATTGCGTCGGAGTAATGCTCAACACTTTCAATAGGAACATCCACCGTTGTACCGTTAGCCATTGGTACAATCAAAGTTTTGCCATCCTGTGAAAGGTGTGGTATAGTTAAGGCCATGATTCTTCCTTTCTTTAGCGTGCTGGGACAGTAGTTTTCCTGTTGACTACAGGAGGCTGGGGGATAATGGTTGGGGCTTCCTGTGCGTGTCCTAAGGCTTCACGGATTTCTTCATCGCTCGCAAGTCTCCAGCCACCCGCATAAGGCTCAGGGAAATTTTTGCTCAGGACAAGCTCGCCGTCTGGGCGGACAATCATGTAATGCTTAGTAATGCCGAGTGATGGTACACCCTCAACCTTGTAATTAGCATTGAGGAAGCTAGTCAGCAGGTCGCCTTGGATACTAGACAAGACAAACATAGGGCTGCCAATTGCACGGACGGCTCGACCAACTTGGACGTATTTCATCGCCATGTCTTTATTGAAGAATGTTGAGTCATAAGCAAGTTGGGTCAGTTGAGCCAGTCTCAATAAGTTGTTAGTGGCTTCAGGAAGCGGCAATTTAGCTAGATTGCGGATTTCTTCCATACACTGGTCCAGAGTCATTGCAGCCATTACAGGCGGTTGCTCGTCAATGTAATCTTCGACTTTGGAAGCAAATTCATTCCAAAGTTGCGTTGGGAGTTTCATAGGACTTCTCCAAAGGGGATTAAAAAGATTGGTTCATACTTGATTATCGCATGAACCAATTCTAATTTTTCGGCTAATTGCTTATGCCTTGCTTACAGTCCTTGCCCTGTAATCTTGCAGCCAGCGTTTACCCTCTAAGCAACCCTTGAGCGCATCACGGATTGCCTTGTAATACTCAAGGGCAAGGGTCAAAGTTACAGTCTCACCGCTTCGGACATAGTAAACGATATGCGTATGCTCCGTATCCTTGCTCAAACTCTGTATCTTATCTAAGGGTATGATGTAGGTCATGTAGCCTTTAAACACCATCAGAGCATCGTTGTGTACTACGGCCAGATTTGCTGTAAAATCCATTTGCTGTCTCCTAGTTGAGCAATTTATTGCGGAAGTCATCAAAGCCGTCAAACAGCACATCTTTGATAGCAGCGCAGGCTTCTAGGCTTAGGCCGTCTGATTCTCGAAGCTCAGGCACTATCATATCAGGCAATCCCTCTTCTTGAGAAGCCTCGTACATCCAAGCGCAATAATCCATCAATTCTCGGTCAACAGGGATATCATCCAAGTACAGGATAATATCACCTGAGGCTAGCTCACGACCCCGTGACCAACCAGCTGCTTGAACGAATCGGAGTGAGCCATCGCCTAAGGTATTCCGCAAGCCGTCCACAACGTTGAGTTCAAGAATGTCTGAGAAGAATGCCTTATCCTCATCGCTCATGTGACGACGGCCTAAGCTCGTGTACCATGAAGAGATGATTACAACTTCGACATCCTTAATCATTCGGCGGTTCTTGATATCGTCAATCAGCGAATGAAGATTGCTCAAGAGGTCTCGTGAGATGATGTCGCCACGATTGCGTGAAGCAACTTTGTAATCCCTCTCAATCGCCTTTGTATCTTTTGCGTCATACAACTCGCAATAACGGTTGAACGCCTTACGGTTATTCAAGACACCATCAATATCCAGAAATACAACTAACATGTAGCTCCCTTTCGGCCTTATCCTCGCAAGTCTTTGTGAAGATACAGGTTGTAGTCTAGTCTTTTGCAAGCGTGCTGTACTATGTCGTGAGCAGCTTCTACAATAAACTCTTCACGCGTGTAGCCTGACTTGCCTTCTATCTCTTGCTTTGCGTATCCAAGAGTTCTTGACGGATACTTCCAATGCCAACACCGTTCTTCAACATCAATATCGACCAAGCCTTTAGCTTGCAAGGATTCCGCAAGTGTCTGGAAGCTATTGCCATAGACGGTCACACCGCCCTCTTTATTCATTAATACCATTCGGCTCATGTCTGTTCTCCTAGACTTTAAACAGCTGCACTGTCCCGTCATGATTATTTCGGGCGATTAGCTTGCGGAAAGATTCAGGGTAGTCACGATAATAGACATACACTTCATCCCAGTCATCGGGCAATTCTTGAATCTCTTGTGTCTCCCATTGTGGGCCAGTAACTTGAGGGCTTTGTGTAATCCAATCCCAGTCAAACACTCTAGCGATATTATGAATGGCTGTAGTGTCGTGGGACAATTCTTTACCACCTGCTTTAGCAACATACAAATAATCAAATTTGTTGTCCTGAGGGTCTTGAGCGTAAGAGGCCATACCGCCTTTACGCCATAAGCAGAGGAAGTCATACATCCAGACTTCTTTTGTACGATTCAGATGTTCAATCATTTTGAATTTCCTTTCTTCAGCTAACCGAAAATCTGTTTGAGTACTTCTTCGGGCGATTCTTTCGTGTAAAAGCTACAGTCAGGCTCTTGCAACACCCAGTATGTAATCACGCAGATTTCTTCACCGTTATACAAATTGTGAATTTCGATGTGAGTGATGTCGCATACCTTGAATTGGTGATACCAGCCTGAGCGGTCTTGAATACTGACTATTTTTGTATTGCCTCGAAGTCCCATCATGCTTCCTCTATTGCTTGTAAATGCGCGTCAATAGCTCGCTTCAATTCCAGTAGTTTGTCACGGTCTAATCGGGTGACCTCACAACCTGAGTCGGATTTCACCTGAAAGTAAACAGAATTGAAATTGTCGGTGAATACGGTCAGCAAGGAATCGTCATGGCTAGATGAATCGTCAAATAGTAGGTCTTGAATTTCGTTCATTTCAAATGTCTCCATAATCCCAGAATTCAATACAGACTTTGTAGGTGTTGATAAAGTCCTCTAAGCCCTCGTCAGAAGTGTAATACACGGTCTTTTCCAGATTACCGTACACTCTGCCGTACTTGGGGTGTTTGGCGTGAAACTCGTTGACCCAGAAGTAACCAGCATCGCCGTTGACCTCACCGCTTACAGTCCAGCCCGATTGAAAACGGTCACTCAAACATGTAGGAGTCAAAGTGATTGCAGGGAGTGTAGAGTGCTGTCGGTTTTTGCCTAGTTCAAACTTCGCCAAGAGTTCCTCAGATGAGATGCTAAACCCTACAGGCCACTTCTTGAGAGTATCCTCAGGGATTTCTTCGGTCTGAGGCGTATCATTAACGTCCATATCAACAGCATCAGCCACGTACATCCAAGTAGTTTGACGGTGACCGTACTCTTTCAGGATTCCGTCTTTCTCTTCTTTCGTCATTTCTTTGTAGCGTTCGTTCGGCATAATCTCCCAGCGTGTTGAACGATAGAAGCCTAACAGTTCCATGACTTTTTCGTTCATTTCTTCAACACTCTTGAAACGCAGGCCAGCTAAGTCAACCACAGGGTTGAGATGTATCATAACGTTAGAAGCAGCTACGATTACATATTCATCTTCACGGATTTCAGTTTGCATTTTAGGTTTCCTTTGAGATTAAGTTGTTCATAAGTGTATATCTCATACCCCAATTTTAATTTTTCGGGAAACCTAAAAATTTTTACTAAGCGCCAATCTCAATGATAGCCGCATATGAGCTATTCGGGTCAAATGCTGGGCCGTCCCAGCCAGTACTATCGTTCCAACGGTCGCAGAATTGAGAAAGCTCTAACAACTCCCAGCGTGGGTGCCCCAAGGCCTCGTTCACGGCGATTTCAGCCGTTTTCAAGTCAGGGTGCGGTTTAGAAGCTAACTGAGCCATCACATATTCGTTTGTATCGTTCATAGCTTCAGCAATCAGAATGTATTTAGTCATTTGAATCCCCAATCTCAAGAAAGTTGATAATAGAAGTAGCAGGGTCAATAGCTATGTCTAGCTCAAGCCAATTGGAGTTATTCCATCTTTCAGCAAAGACAGGAAGCTCTAGCAATTCCCAGTAGTCGTGTCCTAGTGTTTCCGCTATCTTCTCCTTAGCAGCTTTCACATTAGGGTATTGTTTGAGGGCTAATCGGCTCAGCAGGTAGATACCATTATGATTAACAGCCTCAACAATCAAAGCATATTTAGCCATTCACATTCCCTCTCAATCCAAAGTGATATGGGCGATTACATTATACAAGTCAGGGTGCTCACCAATCCTGAGACTGCTGAATGTAACCTCTTCCAGAAAGCGTTGAAATATCATCTCGTCATTGTAAGCGTGGCTGTTAAAAATTTTGACTGCCATCACGCCGTCTTTCGGCTCGCTACTAGTCAGCATGATATCCTCTGGATGTCTTGCAATCGTCCAGTCAAACTCAATCTCACGGCAACCGCTTTCCTTAGCTCGCTCAATCGTAGCAAGCAACAATTGCCATAATTTGTCTGTATTGCGTTCTGCGATTTGTCGAAAGGTGGCCAGGGTATAGCTAGGTTTAACAGAAAGGTCATCAAATTCGTAGTTCATTCTACTTGCTCCCAAATAATGTAGTCAATCACCAATCCCAAAGAGGGATGATTGATGAACTCTAAAGTGAAGTCATCTTCGGCCAAATGTTGCTCCAGCACGTTAAGATTGAAGCTGCGACTATTGTAAATCTTAGCTATTCGAGTGTCTGCTATCGGCGGTTCAGACTTTGTATCTAAGATGAAGCCCTCAGGGTGTCTTCCAATATGCCACGTGAGATTCATGCGAGTGCAACACAGGTCAGCAGCTTCTTTAATAGCAGCAGACAAGAAGTGGTACAAGTCCTCTGTTTCGCGTTCCTTCGCTTTATTGAGGATAGCTCGCGCAGTCGCAGCTGCTGGTGTTTGATTAGCAGTCATGTGTTACTCTCCCTCCAAGAGACAGTTGAAATCATCTCACCCAAATCCTCGTATTCATGGAATTTGAGTTCAAAGCCCTCTTCAACCAGTCGTTGTGCCAATTCTTTCTGGTCAAATCTACAGACATCATAAACTCGGACAAACTGGGTGCTACGCACACGGCCTCCGTCTTTATCCAAGATTAAGTCTTTGTCTTTGTGACTAGGAATAACCAGCCAAGTGATATGCAAGTGATTGCAATAGTCCTCTGCTGCTTCACGAATTGTATCCAGCAAAAGGCTATACAATGCGTCTGTCTGCTTCTCACGCACTCGTTTCAAGATTCCCAAGACTTGTTCCGCCTCAGGGATAAAGCTGACTTGAGTGTCGGTAGTCATTCTTGTTCCTCCCAAGAAACCGTATCAATTACCTCACCCAAGACTGAGTGATTGTAAAAGGTCAATACAAAGCCGTCTGAGCGCAGGTTCATAGCAATATTGTTTATGTCGTATTGTTGGGCTCGGTAGATGATTACCTCCAATGAACCGTCGCAAGCATCTCCAGCGCGCACGAAAGGCTCGCTTTCTGCAGGCTCGCAAGTTTCCCAGTATAAGCTCAATTCTCGCAGGCCTCTAGCAGCTGCGTTCATAGCTTCTTCTACTAGTGCAGCATACGCCTTATCGGTGCTTGCGTCCTTAGCTTGCTTCATAATTTCACGCGCTTTCTCAGCTGGTTTCAAATTTTCATAGTTCATATTACTTCTCCCAAGAGATATTAGCAGGCAGAAGGCCTAAAACTTTGTGGTCATAGTAACTCAGTTTGTAACCGTCTGCTTTCAACTGTTTTGTGATTGACTCGATATCATATTGCTCAGAATCGTAGATAATCAAATCTGCGGAATCGCCAGCAACAGAATCTGTCTTCAACATATAGCCATCTTTATGTGGTAAAGTTGACCAGAGCAAGTTCAATTCTTTTAGGCCGATACCGCCATAATGCATAACGCAATCAGATAAGGCCTCGTACAATTTGTCTGTACGGCTTTGCAGGTTTTCGCGGTTCATATCTTATGCCTCCCAAGAGATAACATCGATTACTCGACCTAATTGCGGGTGTTCGCAAGTGCTAACTTTGAAGCCGTTTTGCTCGAACATACCGATAAGGTCAGAGTGATTAACCAGATGTGAACCGCAAGCGTCAATATGCATTACGCCGTTTCCAATCTTGAAATATTCTACATGAGGTGTAGCACTATTGAAACCGCCCCAATTCACGCCCAACGCATTCAAACCGCGTTTTCTTGCATACTCAGCATAAACCGTCAGATTTTCGTAGGTATATTGTGTATCGCGTTCTTGAGCTTTATTCAAGGCTTCGCGGGCATTAGTAGCAGGTTGATATTTCATGATTGACTCCTTATTAATTAAGATTGGCTGTATAAGGTATTATCCGCTTAACCAATCCTAATTTTTCGGAATCTCGCTAAAAAGTTTCGGCTTTCGTAAATTTCTTGTCCGCTAAGTCGTAATTGACGTCAAACACGTGAGGGATAGAATCCTTATCGGCCAAGAAAATCCGTTGTTTGCTAGGCGAAAAGCCTACAACATAATACACCCTGCCTTTACGCAGGCCTGTACCTATCGTCATTTCATAATCGACTTTTGCACCCTCAAACTTGTAATAGTGATGAACCTTTAAGTCACCAATCTTGAGTAATTCATCGTTCTTCATTGTTTTTCCTTCGCCCAGCTAATCCAGCCTGCGTATATGCTGCTACTAGTCCAAACTTCGACAACGAAGCCCTCTTTGCTTAACTGCTCAGCTATTTGTTTGAAGTCAACGGCTGCGCGGTCAATATGCACCTTAGCAAGATAGCCATGATAATTAGGGCAATCGTCATAAAGGCTTACTGCTTCATTTGTACGATAGCTAGCAGCATAATAGACGTGTAAGCCCGATGCGCCACGACTTGAGACATCTTCAATAATCGCCTTAAAGCGAGTCAGAATGTCCCCATCCAACTTTGCGACGGCTTTCTTGTAATTAGCTCGAATGCGCTCAGCAAAGCTCAAATCCTCTTGTGATTCAGTCATGTTCTACTCCTCAATGTCTAACGCAGTCATGTAGGCGATATATGCTTTGGTGTTCACGGCGATGCGTCCTTTAGCAACTGACTCGTTCCAAAGTTCACGGTAATACTCGGCAGGATAGATATTCCAGCCAATCTCGTCAAATTTACCTAAGGCCTTATCAACGGCCTCAGTCATAGCAACAATGCTTTGAAAGTGTTGACCGCTAAGCTTCGCCATATTCTCAGGCGTGGCGGATTCTTTGTCTGTACCGTAAACAACCAAAATGAAGATAACTGGCTTTTGAATTTCAGGTTTCATGTTCTACTCCTTATCAAACAGCGCACGGCGTAAAGAGGTGTTGATTTTGGGCGGTTGAGATTCTTCAGTCGGCTGGGTACAACGGATGTCGAATTGATTGCGCTCTTTAGCAATTACGCGGCATTCGGGTTGAGACGGCTCAGGCTTGCTAGAAAAATGCTGCAAAGGCAAGAAAATCAGTAATAAAAAACCGAATATTGCCAAGACAGGCAAAACACCAAATTTGATGAATTTCTCGAAGAATTCTTGCTCAAGACTTTTGCTCATGATTACTCCTCGCTTTCTTCATCCCTAGTCAGCAGTTGCTTGATTACATACTGAATAGCTGCAGACAATTGGTCAATCTTCTGGGTTTCCTTATGTTCAATTGCTTCATTAAACAAAGGCATCAAGATTTTGGGAATGATATCCACTGGGTGAGCAACTAATTGCTGGCCTTTGTAGTCCTCAGAAAAACGCATCAATCGCAACGCAGAATCCCAACAAAAGCCATACTCCCAGTCAAAGTAGTACACGTCATCCTCGTTTCGGAGGGCTTCGGCAGGATAGTTCATTGCTTTCAGCTGCTTGATAGTGCTTGCTACAGTCTCGTAGTGCGCATAGGCAGCTGTTAAATACTGCTCTGCCTTGTTAAAAAGGCCGATTTCAACAGTATCAAAGATTTCTTGCGCGCCTAAGCCTAATGAGGCCAAATCCTCAATAAGCTTATTGCGTCTCAATCCTGCGTCCAGCAGGGCTTTTGTATTATCGTCCATGATATTCCTTTCTTACAAGTCTTTCCACAACTGCTCTACCAAATCGGGATTTTCGGCTAACGCCTTATCCAGCATTTCTGAGTAGCGTTGAGCAATTTCGGGTGTGACTTCATTCTCTTCCAAGAAGTCCTCATCATCGCCAAATACATGCTCAACCAGTTTCTCACCTAAGATGTAAACCAGTTCATCGGCAACCCAACACGGATTCCCAAATTCACCGCTACTGAAGTCATACTCTACTTCTTGAGCTTCTAAGACGGCTTCAATCGCCAAAAATGTTCCGATTTCAGCCAAATCTTCTTCGGCTTTCTGTTTGTCGTCATAGATGTCCTTATAGACTTCATACGCAAAGTCAATACCAGTAGATAAGCCGTGCAAGTCATGACTAATCAAAGCGTCAATCAGGATATTTTCGACCGTCTCAAAAAGTTTAGGTTTCATGAGATTTCCTCCTAGCTTACTCAATCTCGACTTTGAACGCTTCAATTACCTTATGCACACGTTCAGCCAATTCTTCCAAATCGCCAGCATGAATAATCATTGCTTTTTCGTGGTAGTCGTTTCTAGTCTTGTTAGCGCAAGGCAAATGTACTACCGCAGTAGCCATATTATTCTCATGGACTTTGATTGAGTCGACAATAGGGTATTTGGTGCGTTTGATGATAACCATGTTATTTGTTCCTGATAAAAATGCGTTTAATCCAAGAAAGCTTACGCGGTACAGGCATTCTGACTACCAGTTCACCCTCGTAAACCGCCGTTGCTTGAGCTCGGATTTTCTGTTTGGCTTGTTCGACATTATCCGCAAATACGGAGGCCGTCCACTCTTTACCGCCAAATCGGTATTTGAAGAGATACTCTTTCATTAGGCTTCCTCTGCTTTGTCTTCTACCTGAGAGGTGAAATAATCGCCCTCACCGTCCACGTAGCTGTATTCAATATCCAGTTCACAAGGGGCATAGCCTTGCATGCGTGCGTGCATCTTGCAATAGCTTTTTACACGCTCTGCTGACCAACGGCCTTTCAGTTGAACTGTACCGTTGCGGAATAAGAGTTGGCGTGGGATATACCTGCCCTCTGATTTCAACTCAGGGAACAATACAACAGCTTTCACTTCAGTCACTTCGTAGGTTTTCATTTGAGTCTCCAAACCGTTAAGTGTTGTTCATACTGTTATATCTCGCACGCCAATTTTAATTTTTCGGCTTTCGGAAAAGTTATTAAAATAGGATTGCAAACAGAATGAAAATAGCAGCTACAAACCAAAATGTTGCATAGTCCTCAATATGCACAGCAAGCAGCAAGACAATAGCGATAAGGAGGATGTAAGCCTCAATTCCCATTCAATCTACTCCTTTCCTTAAAGGCCTGCTCTAGTGCGTCTTGCAATTCTTGAAGCTCGCTGGATACCTGTTCAGCCTCTCCGAAAACTCGACAGAACAAAACAGCCATCCAAGTCAAGAGGGCTAACACCAACCCTCCGACTAGTAATTTCAGAAGCAACATCAAGATTCTCCACATTTGTCCGCATACTTACGGAGGCGTTCAAGATTGTGAGTGATTGTAAAGCGAGATTGATGACTGCGTCCTACCTCTTCATCGCATCTTTCAGAAATGACGTAAGAGGAATACAACACATTGCTATAACGTGTAGCGCAAGCCATAAACGCCTCTTCATACACTTTAGCCTCAAGTAACCAACGCTGTCTTTCTTGACACTTCAATTTGAGCTCAGAGGGCTGAGGGTGTTCGCCCGCAGCTAACCCTGCAATGAGTGCGAAGATAACCAGTAGATACATCACAATGAACTTTGCGAATCTCATTGAAACTCTCCGCACTTGTCAGCATATCGGTCGGTCTTGGTCATAAATTCCTGAGATGTGACAGAAAAGACGCCAGACAAAGAAAACGCACTATCCCGACACTCAGCTACAATGTCTGACTCATCGTCTGTTCCTGTCGCAATACGGCGTGAGCCTGACTGCATACACTGTAGGAAGATAGATTCACTCTACTTCAATGCCTGTTTGACAGCTTTTCGTCTCACGCAAATTCCGTGTAGCTCTTCGGCCTCTGCCTTTCCGTTGTCGGTGGTGCGGCTGTCTAAGTAGTACAAACTGGCCGCAGCTACATTCAAGAAGAATACCAGACCAGCAGCTGCTGAAGCAATCATGATTTTGAGATTCATTTGAGGTCTCCTAACAATCCGCCATCATGGCGATAAATACAATCAACACCATTACGCCTAATCCCCACCAGCCAAACATCGCAAATAGCAATATGAAAAGGCCGAAAACCATGAAGATTGAAGCATCTTCCAGCAAGGTGGCAAGTACAAAGGCTGCTAACCAAACACCAACGTATATCTCATGCATTCCAAATCCCTCTTTCCTTAGGCCTTACCAGACAGTTCAGCCTTGACTAATTCCTCAATCATCAAAGTACCAACTCGCTCAATAGCCTCGTTGATTAGTCTAGTCCTAACCTTACGTTCAATCGGATTCATAGCAATTGCCCTCACTCTTTTGTAATCCCAATCAAATAATTCTGGAATCCTGCGGAAGTCCCATACAGCTCATCACGATGGTCATAAAAATCAGCTACTGACTCAAATTTGGTTGCTGATTTGGTCAGTTTATTCCTGTCAATCTTCCAGACGGAATAACCACGCTCAATAGCTCGTTCAGCTAATTGTTGCCACATGTTAGCTCCATCCTTGGATTGCTCTTTGTCCGTTACAATACTTCCTGTCAATGAGAGTATATAGTCCAAGGCCACTCTCACTGGAAGGCCTCGATATAACGGATTAGATTTGTCCCTCCAAACCAGTACTTGATTGGTCGGGATACCAGGAAAGCCTTTGTATGCAATGCCTTGTAACGCACGATAAGCTG